CATCCACGGTGGGGCCGGTGGCCGGGGTCGTGGTCGTGGTCGAGGTCGAGGTGCCTTCGTTGACATCCACGGTGGGGCCGGTGGCCGGGGTCGTGGTCGTGGTCGGCTGTGCCGTGGCCTCAGAGCCAGTGCCGGGGAGCATCTGTGCAAAGAAGGGGTCTTCTCGGAGGGTGCCAAGGAAGTCACCGATGGACGGCCGGGCATCCGGTGCAACGTCCCGATGCTCCTCGTCGTACTCTCGGAGGATGGCACGCCGGGCACGGGTGCTGCTAATGCCCGCGTCTGCCAGGGCCAGCTTTGCCGAGAACTCCGACCGGAGCTTCTGCACGGTGGCCTCAGCCGTCTCAGCGCGTGCCGTCAACGTCGAGACATTGCCAGCGGCCTCGGCCGCTGCCTGAGCCTTGGCCTTCCACGTGTTGCGCTCCCCACTGATGCCCTTGACCTGGGCCTTGAGGTTTTCGATCTGACGCTCAAGCCGTGCCACACTCAGGGCATCGGTGCCCCCGCTGGACCGGGTGATGGGCTCGGGTGCGCTGCTGTTGTCTTCGGTGCTCATGCTGATTTGCCTCCTATCAGCGGGTTGATCTCTTGTGGGCTCTCAGGGTCCGGTTGGCCCATGCCCGTCCTGCGTTGCCACCCCACAGGCCCCATGCCTGGGCTGCCTTGCTCGTGGGGTTCTTGCGTGCCTCTTTGGCGCCCGGACTCTTCTCATGCCGAGCAAAGAACGCAGCCATGCGCTTGACTGTCTCCAGGCTCACCGGCTGGCGCTTGGCAAGCTGGTTGGCCCGACTCAGCCCCACCCGTGTCCCAGCACGGTTTGACGGTGCCTGGGCTGCACGGATCTCAAGAGCCCTGCGCGCTGCTCTGGCGACGGATGCCGGTGGGGTGTAGGTGTCGGCCACGCTGTCAGTCCTCGTCTTGCTGCGTGGGTGCTGACAGTCCAGCAATCTCGGCTGCACTCTCAAGCAGGTCGTTCATCTCATCTGGGGTGAGGGGTCGGGCCTGAGCCACAGCCGCCTCAATTACACCGTAGATGGTAGCAGCCTCGGCGCCAATGCTGTCGGTGTCTGGGCCTGTCTCACCCTGGATCTGAGCCAGCCGGGCCTGTGCCTCCGCATCCACCTGCGCTTGACCCTCAAGATACCGGATGGCCTCTTCGTCAGACTCAAGGGCCGGGTTCATCTTGCGGACGCTGGCAACCAGCCCAATGGTGCCGTTGGACTGCTCAAGGGCTACCGTCTCCGCTTTCGTCTTGCGTTCGGTGATGGACTCTCCGAGCATCCGATAGTCAATGCTCCACCCTCGGGGATCTTCTGGCAGGGACAGGCCGGGGATGTGTGCGTTTGCCATGCGGGATGCTGTGGCGAGAATCCACTGATCAGCCATCCGATAGGCGGGCTCGTAGCGCTTCTGGGCTGCCCTCTGGCCGTCCCGGCTCACCTGAATGGCAATGCCACTCTGGGCAGACCCGGTGGTCTGCATGTCAGCCGGGGAGATGCCGGCGAACATAGCCAGCCGTTCCTCATAGGAGCGCAGGGACTCCAGGCCGCTCTTGGGGTCCATGCCCGGCGGGAAGTGGGCGATCTTGCCAGTGCCCGGCGGGCCACTGCTGGAGGCTTGCAGGATGGTCTTGTGCGTGGTTGGGATGACTTCGGTGCTGCTGATCTTGCCGATCGTCTCTGTGCGGGCGCCACCGAACACGAGGTCAATGCCCACACGCTGAGGGTTTGACGAGCTGTGGAAGCCATCCCACCACCACGTCACACCCGATGCCATCTTCAGGGTGCCGTCCACGATCTCTGTGCCCTCTGACCAGTCCCACAGGTGGCTCTGCACTTCAGCGTGGGCCAGCACGTAGGGCATGATGGGTCGGTTGTCAGAGTCGAGGTAGGGGTACGTCCCGGCCTCCGTCTCAGAGTCGAGCAGCCCCAATGCCTGCGCCGTGATGTCTTTGCGTTCGCCGTCGCTGCCCACCATCTCAATACGGAACGAGGCGGGCTCACTGTTGATGTCCCACACGTCGTATGCCCAGACCTTGACGGGCTCCCCCGAGGCGGGGTCTGTGATGGTCCTCTCTCGAACCTCTTCGACGTACCCGAACTGATCCGGGCGTCTGCGGTGGGGTCGGGCTGCGTGGATGCAGTGCGGGGGGACCACTCGATACTGAGCCTCAGCGGGCTCCCCCTCTTTGATGGCTGCTGCCGTGGGCCAGTCCAGGCGGACCACGGCCTCTCGGATGCCCATCTGGTAGAGGGCACGGATCTTCATCAGCGGCCACAGGTACGGGGTGACCACTGCGGATACGTCCGCGTCCTGCTCCTCTGCCGGGTGGGCCTCGGGGGGGTCGATGTATGCCGTGTTGAGCTGCGTGAAGATGGACTTGAGCGGGTTGGCTGACAGGTCCACATTCCACACAAGGTCAGACGCCACCTCGGCAGCCATCGTGGCTTGGATGGACTCCTCCACATCGGGCCGGTGCCGACCCTTGAGGATACGCCACCGGAGGCCCTGCTCATGGACTCGGGCCTCATCTTCCTCGTCTTTGGGCTTCACGGATGGGGGTGGGGCTGTCATTGTCTACCTACGGATGATGAGGTGTCGGGCAGTGTCACCACGACCGGGTGATAGCCACACGTCGGCAATATAACCCACAGCGTCAAATGCGTGCTTGAGGTTATCGTTTAGACCCATCCACCGTGTGAGCGTGTCAATCAGCCTGTGGCATGACTCGTGGACCCGGAACCGACCCTCAGCACACGCTGAGTTGATCATGCGTGCTCGCGCCCGAACGGAGCCCGGCCCTTTGTACGGGGGGCGAAGCTCAAAGGGTGGTCGGCCGTTGGGCATCAGCCGAGCGAAGTGGCGGTTCAGGAGGCCATTGAGGGTCACGGCAGCCCCACGGTGACCGCTGCTGTTGCTGTCCCCTCGTGCGTGCGTCACGGCTGCCAGGGAGAGGCCGAGAGGGTCAAAGAGGTGGGCCTTGACTGCGCGGACCTCCTCAGCCTCGGACATGGCCTCTTGGGGTGCAAACTCACTGATGACGTTGAGCACCCCATCGTTCATGTAGAGCACGAGATACCACACGGTGTGGCCCGGCTTCTCCCCGTAGTCAGCCCCGAGGCCGATGCCCTGGATATCATCGACGCTGAACTGCGAGTCAGAGAAGATGTTGTCTGTGGAGAACGACGGCACCCACCGACCGGACACAGCCCCACGCCACTTGGCATGGACACGCTGCGCTTTCTCCCACGGGTCACAGCCGTTGATCAGTGCGTCGATCTGCTTGCGTGTGAGGTGGGGGGCTGAGTCGCGGCTGAGGCCACGTTGCAGCAGATGCCAGCCGTCCTCGTGGTCAGGGAACCGACCCTCCTGGGGAGGCGTGCCCTTCTCAGGGTCACCGTCCACCTTGTCACGCAGCCAGCCGATACCCTCGGATGCGGAGACAGCCACAGCCGTCATGGTGACCCAGATGGGGCCATAGGTCCGGTTGACGCGGCTGACACAACCATTCCAGTGGCTGCGCTTGGGAGGCTCATCCACCCACAGCCAATCGATCTTGTCACCCTCCATTGCCTTTTTCGTCTGAGAGCCACCCTTACCCACCATGCGCCGACCACTCTTGAGCAGCAGCACCGGACGGCCACACCACCGGTATCCACGCTCCGGGTCATAATGGCAGTCCTCGTGGAGAACGCCGGGGGGCTCCATTGCCCTCATGGCCTTACACACCGACTTCCACCCCTGGCTCAGGTCATCAGCCAGCAGCCAGCCCTCGCCTGTGAGCTGTGAGGCGTCTCGGTGTGGGTGGACATCTCGGTACGGGTGGGTATCGGTGAGATGCCACCACGCTTCAATGCCCCCGGCCCACGTCTTCCCCATGCTGTTGGCCCACAGGCAGAAGCGCTTGCGGGCCTGTGAGGTGTGGAACTCGTACTGTGGGGGTGACATGCCCCCGTGGCCGGGTGGCTCTCGGGTGTACCGGGCCAGCGGGTTGGAGACAGCGGGGGTGAGGAGGCTGATGAGGTTCACGGATGGACCGGGCAGCGTGTGGGAGGCGGGCCAATGTGCGGCAAGTCCCCGGCCTGCTGCCGGCTCAGGATGTGCTCTGCCAGCTCTCGGTTTTGCTCACACCGACACGTGCCCACACGCTTCACTGCGAACGTGTCCCGGAACACATCGTCCCCCATGACGCTGATCTCTCCGTCCTCGTTGACCACCCACAGCCCCTTGCTGATGATGGTGATCGCGTCCGCCGGGGAGTCATCCAGGAAGGCGTCAACCTCCCACTCCAGAGCATCGGTGCTTCCCCCACCCGACTCCATCCAAGCCTCCACCGATCGGGCCTGCTCTTGCGTGCAAGAGGCCACTGCTGTGAGACGGGCCACGGACACAATGTCAGCCGACTCCAGCCAAGCCTCAAGGGCTCGTGCTGTGGCCCTCGTGCCGTCGTGCTGCATGGCCTGAACTTCGGTGGGGCGCCGATGGGCTGTGATGGGGGTCATACGTCCTCCGGGTCCAGGTTCATCCCGTGGTTGTAGACGCGGGTTTGCAGCATCGTTGCGGCGTAGTGGAGGCTGCTGACGCGCGCGCCCTGCTCCAGCTGGTAGGCCGTCGAGCACGCACCACCAGAGGTGAACGCCACCGCGATCGCGTCGATCTCGCCAGCCTTGATCTTCTCCGTCAGCTCGTCGAGCAAGGACAGCATCTCATCAGACGGGCCGTCACGCGGTGCTGTGGGTGGGGGGAGTTCAAAGAGGGTGAAGCCCGTGTCGTCGGCGCTCATGCCTTCTCCTGGGTCGACTGCCCATCACGGCGAAGGTCAAGCAATCCGAGGATGGCCGGCTCGCCTGGGCGATAGGTGGCCTCCACAGTCCAGCCCTCGCAGCCGAGCGCACCACGAAGCCTGTGAAGGCGGTCAGCTTCAGCGACGAGCCGCGCGGACGCCACGACCATGAAGACGTGCGGGAAGTCGAACACACGGCCGGACGGCGGCTTGCTCACCCCGTCGCCGCTGTCAGTGGTGCGGAACCCGTGCGCGTTGAGGGCTGCGACCAGATCACGCACGCCGGGATCGAGGTGCTTGTACGGGATGGGGTGGACGCCATTGGTCATCACGTTCATCAGTCCCCCGGAGCCATCTTGAGCAGCTCCAGGAAGCGGCGCCGCTTCTCCGCGCTCTCCCTGCCTGCCCTCCACTGCTGGTATGCGAGCAGGCCGACGCCAGCAGCCAGCAGAGCAGCCACGGTGGGGATCATGCCTTCTCCGGGGCAGCGAGGAGCGCAGTCACCAGCGTCCGACCAAGCGCATCGGCCGGCTGATCGTCAACAGCAAACCCAACGTGCCCGTCAATGCAGTCGACCCAGATATCAAGGCCAAAACGCCGACCACCATCAACGCTCGACCACCCAAGGGTCAGGTCATACTCTGAAGGCCACGCTTCGATGAGCCATCTCTGTAGGATACCCTGCGTGGCCGGGTGGGTGATGTCTGGGAGAGCCCCGGCGGGCACTTCACCCTCCTTCACCCACGCGTAGTAGTCCACCACGGTGTCACTGCGGTAGTAGCCACACGAGAGGATGACGCCCTCTTGGGTGGCGTCCGCGCCGAACTCATCAGGCGGGTAGAGGTCTGGGTTGATCCACTTCATGCCCTCGGCCCACTTGAACCCCGGCCACTCCATCAGCCGCCGGGCTGCCTCAATGTCCTCTGGCGTCATCACGACCCCCAGACATACGGAGGGGTGGCCCGACGCTCCCCACCCACCACACACTCCCACGGCTCACCGTAGGCATTGACCGGATCGGGGTTGAAGTGCCAGAGGTGGGGCCGGTGGTCGAGTCCGAGGGCCAGAAGCATCATTGAGAACACACTGATGAGGGTCATTTGGGCTCCTATGGGAGTAGAGCGGGGATGGTGTCGTGGGTGTAGTGGGTGCGCAGCCGAGCAAACATAAACAGCCGGGCCTTATCAACCCCTGATGCTGTCTCAGCAGTCATCTCAATAGTGGTGCCAGCCTCAGCGCCAGGGACTGCGAGATCGGCGTTGAAGTCGTTCAGGTTCCCCGAAATGGTGGCCCGATACAGCACCAACACAGGGCCACCAAGAGTGGTTTGTCCATTGAATTTAAACTCAATGTCCTTATTGCCCTCACCATCCAAGTAAACGTGGCGCTGGTAAAGCGTGCAGTTCGCAGGGACGCGGTACGCTGCCGTCTCACTGACGCCCCCCGCTGCTGCCCTGACCACGTTGTACTGGTTGCCTGTGGAGGGCTTGCCGCTTGTGAAGGTGCCCTGTGCGCCAACCCAGACGTTCCCGGCATTGATCCCCCCGGAGCCGGCTGAGAGCATGACCACACCATTGATGGCATTCCATGTGCCAGGAAGGTTCACCTCTGTTGTGCCGTTCATGGTCACGATTGGGGTCTGGACATTGTTTGATGCGTCCAGGCCCGTGATCAAGAATGTGCGCGCACCTGTGCCGGCGGACGTGTCCGCAGCATCTGTGGACGCCACAGCAACAGATGCTGCCTCGGGGAACGTGACCCGGTTGTCGCCTCCGATCGTGGGGGCCTCCCAGACGGTTCCCTCAGTCGTTGACACACTCTCGTTGTCACCGATGATGGTGACGGCGATCCATCCAGGGACTAAATCCGCCTGAACGGCCGAGAAGTCATCCCCTGTCGGTAGATGCGTCTCAAGAGTCAGCCGACAGCTCAACCGAAAGGTTGTCTGAGTGCTTGCATTGTTGACGTAATGGACACGGCAGAATCGGCCCTGAACACGGGCGGCCACACTCTTTGCCTTGTTTGCCCTGACCTTGACCGGCAAGGCAACGTCCCACGCTGCCCCGTCTTGGCTGAACTCAAGATAGACTGCGCCATCTTGATCAGTGGCCACGTCCGCACGGACTGAGGTGTAGCCCCCCACCTCAGCAGTCTCACCCGTGTAGGTGGCTGAGGCAGCAAGAGGTGTGGTTGTGGTCGAAATGACGTTTAGAACTGCCACGAGGCCCCCAGATTAGATCGGCAAATCCATCATATCCCCCGAACGATCACAGTGTCTCCGTCGTCAGTTGCATGGACACGGTGACCTGTACGCCTGCGGCCTCGACTTCAATGGGCTTCTTGCGGATTCTCGTGATCATGGTGCCTCTCATGTGTGTCGGTTCTGCACATCATCTGTGCCCGGCTGTTCTGGCCTCGAATACATCAGCGCTGTGGGGAGTACCCGGTCTTCTGTAGTGCCGGTGGCATCGTGTATGGCATTTCTGCACGCTCATCGTTGAACGCCAGCACAGCCAGCGCCTCTACCGAGGTGAGCGGGCGCCAGTGTCTCCGCCACGCCCCAAAGCGTCTGACAAGCGCCCCCTGCTCAAGGTCCGATTCTGCGGCATAGCGGAGGTATTTCCTGCGGTCGGCCTTGACCACCTTTAGATTTAGGGGTCGGTAGCAGATCGCCTTCCAGAGTGGCTGGAAGGGCCACCGCCACCCGAACCAGTCGTCGATACCCTGATACTGGACCACGACCGCGCCGGGTGCGTAATTGCGGAACACGGTGGTGTTGATCATCAACTGATGATCCTTCGGCAACGGTGAGAACAGTTCAGCCAGCGTCACGGGTGCCCCTCATCTCAGAGAGAGCCACAGGGACATCCTCAGCCCTGCGTGCCCGGTGGTGGAAGTAGCGGCGGGACACGGTGATCTGTGCCCCGTTTGCAGCCACGGTGACCCCATCGGAGTCACAGGCCACGAGGTCAACCCGGCGACCGTCCATGATGTACGAGTCACCGGGGAAGGGCTCAACCCACCGGAATGGGGACCGGTTCCTGAGCCACTTAAACCACCCAGGGATCTCGGGTACACCGAAGATGCACCCCGTGACAAACACAAAGCAGGCCACAAGCGCCAAGAAGATCCCCATCCCGATGGCAAGGGTAGGCCCGAGAACGGCCACGCTTGTGTCAACGATCCACGTCTGAATCATCCTGTCTTCCCTCTGAGGCGGTTGGCCTCGTTTACGGCGTAGGTGAACGCATCCTCATCCACCCCTGCCAGGAGTTGAGCCAGCAGGCCCCGGTTCTGACTAAGCATCGTGGCGATCACCTCCCGGCCCTCCGCAGTCTCGGCTGAGGGCTGGTTGTCCGGTGGTGCGAGCTGGTCTTCAGACTGCAAGACGTGGCCCAGCTTCTCAGCCGTGTTGGTGAGCATCCGTGACCACTTGAGGGCTTTGTCCGCATCCTCATTGTCTGTGGACACCTCAAGGTTTCGGATGGCAAGCCGGATCACCTTCTGAAGCCGTCTCCGGTCCACCCCGCTGGCATCAATGGCCTTGCGGGTGCTGGCTTGGTTGGCCTGTACTCTGGCGTCGGCCTTGTCGTACTTGGCCAGCCGTGCCCTCTCTTGCATGGTCAGAGCAGGGTGCTCGGCAAGAGACAGGACCGGTGAGGGCTTCGGCTTGGGTGGCCTGGGCTTCGGGGGGATGCCGCTGGCCTTGCGTAGCTTGTTTCTCAGGACGGCCTTGCTCATGCCGTACTTGGCACAGACATCATCCTTGCTCATCCCGTCCCGAATCTCGTCAAAGATCCGGTCCCACGGGTATTGTGCGGGCCTTGGCATACACGCACTTTATACGAATGGTGCGTTAGGTGCAAGGCCACGCACTTTATAATGTGCGGTTAGGTGTCGGCTGATGAATCCGAAGTAGTCGGGCATATCGTTTTGTGCGTGCCCGACTACTCCTCTGAGGGTGGGTGATGGCGTGCCCTGAGCATCCGAGCCAGTGCCTCCGCCTCTTCACGTGTGCGTGCGGAGTGTCTGCTGCGTGTGCCGTTGATGGTGATTCTGGGCTTGTGCCTGGACTGTGATGGGGGGACGGCCTTCTGAGAGGACGTGAGGTGCCAGCCAGAGCAATGGGGGCACTTGTATACCCTCATGCCTGCCTTGAGCTTGCTGATGGTGCGGAGGGCGATTCGGGCCAGCCTCTTGGATGTGTAGGTGGACTTCTGGCAGGTCATGCCTGCCCCCACCTCTTGAATCGGGAGGCGTGGGCATCGTCTGAGAGGGGCCGAGGGTCAGAGTTGAGGTAGTGGCCCATGAGATGGGTAGCCGTGGCCACGTTCGGTCTCAGCCCACAAGAGCGTCTGTAATCGGTGAAATACCCAACGAACCACTCAAGGGCCTCCAGGGTGATGCCGTCAAAGAGACAGCGGCCCATTTCAAGGGCTTGGTTGATGCGTGCTTGATCCCCCCAGACAAACAGGGCTGCCCACTTGGGGTGGTTCGTGGCTGCTGTGATGAGGGCCTGCTTGTATGCCTCAAGGGTGGCGGGCACGTGATCGGGGATGCGATCCCTTGAGGGCTTCTCAATGGCCAGATGTCCAAGACTCAGGATGGCCACTTGACGACAGATATCCATCGTGCCGGTGATCGTGATCTCACACTGAATGGTCATGGGGCCACCCTGTGTGGTCGGGCTCAGAGTGCTTCTGCATTGGTTGCCTCCATCATTGTCAGCCACTCACCGGGGGTGGGGCGTCTCCAGTCCATGTGCTGCCGATCGGGATCAATGAAGTACCGGCCACGGTGGGGGTCGGGTGCGTCAATGTCAGAGCACCTGTGCAGCGTGCCCGGCATTGCGTGAATGGAGACGGGTGTGTGCCCGTGGATTGGCCATTCACCATCAGGGATGTAGTCAGCAGGCGTGTAATTCAGCACCGTGGCAATGATGGTGCCGGGGTCGGCTGTGGTGGCTCTACAGGGACAGCGAACGGCCGAGGTGTTGACCAGCACTGTGCCGGGTGGCAGGGGAGGTGGGGTGTAGAGATCGTGGAGGCTGGCGCCGTCGCTGGCACCCTCACAGACCACACCGATGACCATGCCGACGAAGACCATAGCCAGGGTGAGGAGGATGAACGCCTCCATCACGCGCCCCCCCGCGAGGTCAAGCGGAGGGCTTCCACAAGAAGCCGCGCAGACTGCCGAGCATCGGCCAGGGCGTTGTGTGCTGGCATCTCTGCGGGCTGTCGCTCAACGGTCGCCAACGGGTCAAGGCCGACAGCCAGCCGGACACTGGCGATATCGATGAGCGGGTAAGGGCCGCTCCAGGGGTCGCCGTGCTCATGGATACAGGCCGTCAAAAAGTTGGCCTCGACCGGCCAGCAGACATCAGCCGCGAGCGTGGCGCCGCGCTCCTTCCAGTCCTGCCATGCGGCCCAGAAGTCACGCCGCAGATCCGCAGGGCTGCTGTGAGTGAATCGCTGGTCACCAACATGGCAGTGTTCAGCCACCCAGCGGCGATCGGTGGCCTGCTGCTGCTTTGAGCCAAACGCTTCCGCCCGGTTCGGGTGGCATGTCAGCAGCCCCGTCTGTCGGGTTTCGCCCGTGTCAAGGCGTATGACCACCCAACCGACCTGCCAGCCCTCGCCGTGCAGGCCGACGCTCTCGACATCAAAAACCATGTAGGTGTTGTTCATCGCTGCTCCTTACGCGAAATCCTGGGGGTCTTCCGCCTGAAAGGCTGCTTGAACGCCGGGGATACCTTGCGCGAAATGGTGTCATTCTTCATCACGCAACCTCACAGGGGGGTGCTGCACATCTGCCCGTGGTGGGCTCTGCTGTGTCCCCGGTGTCTGTGGGTGGGTAGGTGGGGTGGTCACCCTCGTCAAAGGCTGCCGGTGGGCGTGTGGGGGTCCGTGTGGGGGTCCGTGTGGGTGCGTGGGCCTGGAGGTGGGCCACACCTGCCCAGATGAGCAAGACCACAGCGGCCAGCGTCAGAGAGACACCGAAGCTCTTGAGGAAGCCGGGGGTGTGCTCAGGCATCGTTGCAGATCCGATTGAAGACCCGAATACCGATGATGTTGGACCTATCAGGAATGATAACACTGGAACGAAAGCGGCCGTACTCGTCCCGATCCACAAAGTAGGCAAACCCTTCGGGGTGCTCGGGGGCCTCACCGGGGAGTTCTGCGGTGGTGGTGGTGATCTTGATCACCTGCCCCTTGAGGATGATGTGGGCCGTGGTGAGGAAAAGGGGACTGACATACTCGGCTGGCTCGTTCATTGTTGCCTCTTGGTTGGTGGTCGTCTCTTGCGTGGGCGTCTGCCCAGCATCCAGTCAGGTAGGCCGTAGGTGAGGAGGTCGAGGGCTGCCCAGGACAGCACGAGGCACCACATGACCCCTCGGAAGGTCACGGACTGTGGGCCCTCCCCACGGCTGGAGAGTGCGATGGCGATCAAGCACATCAGGTATCGGTCCCCACGTCGGGAGAGGTGGCACGCATCCAGCCACGCCAGCCCGGCCGGAGACATCAGCCAGCGCAGCCGGGCCTGATTGCGTCTGTGGATGATCTGGGCGTGGTGTGAGAGCCAGCCCAGGACGGCCCGTGCCTCTGCTGTGAGGCGATCCAGTGGGGTGGGGGTGGGCACTCACTGTGGTCCGGTGGCTATGGCTGTCACTCCTCATCCCCTGGCAGGGTGACACCGTGACGGATGGCCCACGAGGACAGGGCCTCATCCACTCGGATGAGCTCAGAGTCATCCGGTGGGGCGTGGTCTGCCTCGTCCACCTCAATGATCTCCACCTCCACCATCGGGAGGTCTTCGGTGGGCTCATCATCGGGGGTGGAGGGCTCGGGGGCGTGCTTGGCCTCAGTCCAGCACCACGGCTCTGGACCCCAGACGGCAATGTAGACGATGTTGGCGCCGTCTTCGACGAAGGCCCGGCGCTCGTCCGGGTCTGCCACGATGCGCAGCAGCTCATCCCTCAAGCCCTCGTGGAGAGGCTGCGGAATGTCCAGCTCGGCTTTGTGGTGCCCGTCCTCCTGATACGAGGTGATGATCCGTGCGTGGACGTGGCCCGAGGGCAGGTTGAAACGTGCGTATGCCGGGGGTGATGCCATCGTTCTGGCCTCCAGTAGACGGACATCAAACAGCCCGCGTAGTGCGTCAAACTCCGAACACGGGGGCTTGACTGTGGCCCACCGTGGGGGTGGGGTGGTGGGCCGATCCCACGTGCCCACGTCCGCATAGAAGCCGTCAAGGGACCGCTGATACTCCTCTGCTGCCCGGTCGTAAGCCCATCGGGCCTCAGTCCAGGCCACCCACTGTGGGGCGTGCTCAGAGGTCAGTGAGATCCGACTCAGCAGACCACAGACGAAGAAGTCGCCGGGGTCTGCTCCCATCTCACAGCGGGCCTGAAAGTGGCCCAGATCTTCCCAGGGGTCAATGGGGTACTCGGTGATCTGTCGGTGTCCGCAGTTGGGACAGGCCCACTCGTGGCGTCGGTGGGTGGCCCGGATGCTCTCGTTGCGTAGGCGCTTGCGTTCACGGGCTGCAAGGTCTTGGGGTGAGAAGGTACGTCGGCCACGGTTGATCATGGTGCTCATGCGGCCTCCGTACACAGGTCATCCACCCGGCAGCCCAGAGCCCTTGCGAGCTTGGACAGGGTAGACATGGTGGGGTTGCGGGTGGTCCCGAGTTCGATCTTAGAGATCGTGGACTCGGGGACGCCTGAAAGGTCAGACAAAGCCGACCGGGTGAGGCCCCGTGATTCCCGCTTGTCTCTGATGCGCTTGCCTGTCATGTCCTCAACATACCATGCACGGCATGTTGAGGCGTGCAAAAGACGGGAGCCGATGGGGGACGGGGCTGAGTTTATGCCTGTGGGGCGCTCAGTCCTCGTCTGTGTTGGGCTCACTGGGTTGGATTGCCGAGCGTCTGCCCGTGGGGGCTATCGAGCCATCATCACCGGGGGTGGTGGGCTGGCTGGGAGTGCAGGACCATGCGCGGCCGCTGTAGTGGATTCGGATGAGGTCTGACACGTCGTCTGCGATCACGTACAGGTCACGGATGGGTGTGTCGGTGTCGGCCTCTGGCTCCCCCATGAGCACCCACACAGCGCTCACGAGCATGGACACCCACAGCCAGAACCACGCAACCGTGACGTGTGCTCGGTAGAGGCCGCCTGCTCCCCTCCAGAGTCGGTGCCGGATGCCTCGGGTGAGGTGCCTCATGGGTGCGTGTCCGAGATGGTTGGATGGTTGGTGATGGCCCACAGGGCATTGAGGATCGGCATGAGCACCAACAAGCCGACAAGAGCAGTGGAGGTTCCTGCCTGCCCTGCCTCCAGCAAGCATGAGAGAGCCCCACGCCCCACAAGGAACACGCCCCCCACGACCAGATAGGTCCGGCATATCGACTGAGTGACTTGCCACCCGACGATGACGTAAGCGGCGATGGCTAACCCCTGATCCTCAGACGGCCTCAACCCCTCTGGCAGCAGGCACGGCCAGTGGTGGGCTCGCCATGCTCTGAGCGTGTATGTCTCGGTGTGGCTTACAGGAAGGCCGGCATTCTCCAGAAGAGTGAAGGCCACATCTCGTTTTATCGGGACAGCCAACACTTTGGAGTGGGTGACGGCAATGACCCCACAACCGTTGATGATGTCACCAACCCGAGGGGCTGCCACTGCCCTGAGCTTGCTCAACATCGTGGCCCCCGTGCCCAGGGTGGATGCCCGTGGTGGGTGTTGAGGGTGGTCACGGCTTGACCGCCTCTGACTTCCAATCCCAGCACGGCGTGCAGGTCATCGGCCCACGATGGTGGATGTCCCACCAAAAGAGCCCATAGGCTGCACTGTCGGTGCCTCCACCTGCTGTGAAGCTGGGTCGAGAGGCCAGCATCCACACATGACGTGCCGGGTAGCGCTGCCAGAAGTCCACCCGCTTGAGGGATTCGACGAAGGCCAGCCGAAGCAGGAACACCACATGCTGCCTCGTGGCGTTAAGGGCACGTTCTGTGTGGAGGCGGGCACGGTCATAGGGTGGGTTCCCGATGATCCACCGGGCTCGGTTGTCCCACTCTCGGAAGGTGGCGAAGTCCACCCCACCACGAGCCTCAGCCAAGGCCCGGCGCTGGCCTGGGTATTCCTGTGGGTGGAGGCCATCGGCCCCCATGTCCACGTCCGAGGCGATCACGGTTGCATTGGTCAGGTCAAGCAAAGCCCGTGTCCACGCTCCGCCACCCACATGGGGCTCCCAGAACACGGTGCTCGTGCCCCATGTGGGCAGCCGTCTCCAGAAGGGAGTGTGACGGATCACGCTGACACAGGCACGGGCCACGTTGTCAGGGGTGTAGTAGGCATCTCCGGTGATGCGGCTGCCGTCATCGGGCAGGGGCTTCTGAGCACCGGTCAAGAATGTCGTTTGCATCAACCCATCCTCTTCACGAGGTCGGCAAACCGAAGGACGTTGCCGGGGGTGGGGGGCTCGGGGGTGTCGTCGTCGGCCTCACCCATGATGAATGGCTCAAGATCGAGATCGGCCACGTTGACTGTGATGGGCTGGCGTCGGCCTGCCTGGATGTCGGCCTGCTGAGTCTCCAGCTCATTGAGGGGCCGAATGACCGTGTGGTCCACCACCGCGAACCAGCCCTCACCCTCTTTGAGACACCACAGGGTCACCCGCTCGGGGTCTTCGGTGTCCACGAACGGGGCTGCCAGCGTGTAGGCCCAGGGCTCGGGGAGAGTGGTGGGTGGGGGGTCGGAGAGAAAGGGGCTCATGTCTGCTCCCAGTCACCGTAGGTGTTGCCGATGGTGCCAGAGGCGTAGAGCATCAGCCGTTCGTGCTGCCATGAGTGCTTGACAGAGGCATCAACGGCAGCGGCGGCGGCATCACCAGCGGCCTCAACCACAGCAGAGGAGGCATGAGCGGCGGCATGAGCAGCAGCGGAACGATTGACGACATAAGCAGCGGCATCGGCAGCAACCCAAGCGGCCTCATAAGCAGCCCTCAGTTCCTCATCTGATGCGCGTCCGTGGGCGTATCTACGGGCCACTGAGACGGCTTCTCGGCTCCGGGGGTCCACCTTGGCTGCCCGATCCAGTGCCCTCTCAGCACAGTCACAGGCAAAGAGGCGTGCCCGTCTCTCCCACGTCTCGGGCTGCGTGGCCTGCAAGATGAGGTGGGGTCGGTACAAATAGGCGCTGTGGCCACATTCGTTGACGAGGACAGGCAGCGGCACGGATGCGGGCCAGCGGGCGCCATCAATGATGCCGATCACATCCCCCTCACTGTCGACCCTAAAGACCTTGAGGGTACTCGGCGCCGTGGGTGTGATGGGTTCGGGGTTGTCTCGTGCGTCCAAAGTGGCTGCTGAGGCTGCGGCAATGGCACTGATGGTGCCGAGGCCGTGGGCCATCCGGTCACGGACCACCATGTAGATGGCTGCCATGCTGGCTTGATCCTCCTGGCTCATGTCCCCGAGGTCTGAGAGATGGCTGAGGAGCCGGGTACGGGCTTGTTCTTCGGTCATGTCTGCTCCTTCATGCGTGCGTCAAGGGCTGCCAGCAAGGCCCCGGCCAACTGCTGATGTTCAAAGTTTCGTCGGCGCGGGTTGCGGCCTCCACCTGTGCAGACGGCACAGATCCAGCCACGATCCGTGACCGGGTACACCCACACGTCACGGACACTCACGTCCCACGCCATGCGGACCACATCCATGATCAAGAGGATGGTTGCCCGATCCGTCACATCCGGGGGGAAGGTTGCCCCCATGTTGAGGATGGTGTCACCGATCTCTTGCGGGAAACCATCTGGGTCAAGTGCATCAGACGTGCAGGTCATCAGGTAGGGGAGTGGGTAGTTTCCGGTGGAGGCAACCCGCCACCCTGCCACGTCCACCATTCCAGGCAGCCAGCGCCATGAGGGGTGGTTCAGGAACCGGTTGCCGAGCTGCTTGGCCTCTGATTCGGTCATGCTCACTCCACACCCCCGGTGAGGTGGTCGAGGGTCACCCCGAGGGCATCGGCCAGCCGGGTAAGCGTCTCAACCCCCGGTGACTGTCGGTTGCTCTCAATGCGGGCCACCGTGGACCGGCTCACACCGGCCGCGTCGGAAAGCTCTTGCTGGGTGAGGCCCGCGTTGGTGCGGAGCCTCACGAGGTTTCGATGTAGCATCAGGAGTCCTGTGAAAAGGCTGCGTGGCACAGCCCGAACAACTCAGCCGGGGTGACCTTGCCTGCGCTGACTGCGAACGTGACGGCCTGAACCATGCGCCGGTTCTCGGGGGTGTCGATAAGGGTGGCCCACTTGGGGATCGGCGGGGGCTCGGGGGGCTTTGCCTGTGCCCGCTCGGCTGCCTCTTCGCTGAGACATGAGGCGAGCACGAGGAGCTGTGAGGCCAGCGCACCAACCCGAGAGTGCAGAGGGGAGGCATCGGGGGCGCCGGCTGTGGTGGGCTCAGGCGTGGGTGCCGGGGTGGGCTCGGGGGCCGGGGCTGCCGGCACAACGATGGGCCGGGGTGACAGTGCCTCTGGAGCGCGTGCCGGGGGCTTGTCGGGTGTGGCAGGCACAGGGGCAGGCCACTCCATGCCGTAGGCTGAGGCGTATGACTTGGCCGCCGTTGATGCCTGCTTGGACCCATTCGCGCCGAGCTGCTTGGCAATGACACGCCACTTGTTGCCCGTCTTGACGCGCTCATTGTAAGCGTCCCGGCCAAGGTGCTCCACGACCTCCCCATCAGGACCAAACACGATGGGCCACGACTTCCCATGACTGACAGCCCACTCACCGGCCGTCTTGACTGCCTGAGACACGTCCATCTGCTTTTCAGAGGCGATCCGATACCATGCGGTGTGCCGGCTCTTGAGCCGTGCCTCGTAGAGAACCTGCCCTGTGGGGGGCTTGGGGTCACTTGGCACGACGATGGGCCACGGCAGACCGTGGATACCTGCATGGGTCTTTGCCGCAGAGCAGGCGGCGCCAGCCGATCCCATGCCCTCTGCTTCTGCGATCTTCGCCCAGTAAGTGCCATCCTGCCGGGCTTCATAGCATCGGCGGTTTCGGTTCATCATCATCTCATCTGGCCCCGATTCGGTTGGCTGCGCATCGGCTGTTTCGGGCTGCGGCTGCGGCTGCGGCTCCACATCTGCCGTCTTCACGTCATCAATGGGCCACGGCAGGCCGTTGGATTGTGCGTGGTCCCGCGCGTACCCTCTTGCAGTGGTCTTCCGAATCACCGAGATGTGGGCCGCGATATCGGCCCAGTCGAACCCCTCAACTGCCAGCTCATACGCTTCCTTGCGCCGAGCCTGGAGGGTTCTCCGGTCCTTGAGGATGGGCCACGGCAGGCCGTTGGCTCGTGCGTGGTCCCGCGCAAGGCGACGGGTGGTCGTCTTCTCCAGCCCGCCGAGATCGGCCTGGATCTTCTGCCACGAGGCGCCGGATCGACGGTCCTCGTAAGCCTTCCGTGCGCGTTCCTGCTGGCTCATGCCGGGCCGACCCTCCGGGGGCCAGGGCTTGCGTGCAGCAGAGGCGTGGTTCCGTGCCATCTCCAGTGCGCGATCCGGAGATGAGATCCCATAGTTCTTCGCGATATCTACCCATTCCTTGCCTGCCTTAAACAACTCGTAGCAGAGCCCCGGCTCATGTCGGTGACGTGTCATCGTTGTTGCCTCTCGTGTGTCGTTGCTGACACAATACAGGTAGCGCACCCGACACACGGGCGTCAAGAGAAAAGGGACCGTTTATGGTCCCCTTGTGTGATTCCAGGCACTTACACGGCTACGGCGTGGTGAATCGTCTAAGTGGCTGAAATGACCGGCAGCCACCATCCTCATCCCCTGCCAGATAGGCACGGGCATCCTCAGCCCTGTGGCCGGCAGCCATGAGGGTGTCGCGCTGGCCCTCTGGGGTCCATTCTGGAGGGTTTCGCATGTCAGGCAGGGTAGGTGCCAGCATGAACCGTATCCAGGGCATATAGACCATCTGTGAGACGCGCCCAGAGTATGGGGAGGTCCACGGGGTAGGGTCCACCTCCGAGGGTGGTGGGGGCCTCTCCACTGCTGTGGCCCGGCACCCCTTGCGAGGGCTCACCCACAGGTCACACGAGGCGCAGTCTGGGCCCGGCGTGTGGCTCACCAGTCTGAGCCCGTGGCGTGCCCCCCACCCCTGTTGCCGGTGTCTGCCTCGGCCTTGACCGGATCGGGGATGGAGGGGCCGTAGATGCGCTGTGTGGGGCCGTCAAACTCAATCACGGTGCTGGACTTCTCGGTGAACCGGCCTTTACCCTCAGCGACCCAGAACGCCGTGTTGTGCCTCTCCCACGCCTCGTACTTGCACGGGCGCTGGACAAAGAGGATGGAGGCCGCTGCCTGCTCCAACTTGCCGCTGTATCGGAGGTCTGAGGCTACCGGCCGCTTGTCTCCCCGCTCCTCACAGGCTCGGTTGAGCTGGCAGAGGCACAGGAAGACCACCCCGAGTTCGTTGGCGAGGTCGGACATTCCGACCGCTGCCTCTTCGAGCATGGCTTTAAAGTCCTGCCCGCGCTTCGGCCGTACCAGACCGATATAGTCGAGGGCCACGATCTTGAGGGCCGGGTTTCTGGCCTTGGCACGTCGGATGCGGGCCTCAGCCTCAGCCCAGGTCAGGCCGGGCTCATCGTCGATCTCAAGAGGCCACTGCGCGATCTCGTATGCCGCTGCGTTGATGAGGCGTCGGTCGTCTTCCTCGTGCCGGCCGTATGGGTATGCCACCTCTGGATCTTGCATGGCCGTGATGGCATCGACCGGGACACCCGACACCATAGCGAACAACCGGGTAGTGAGATCGGCCGCTCGTTCTTCCTCCACAATCTCCCCGGTGTCCCCGTCGTCAAGGTCTTCCGTATAGGTGGCTTTCATCTCCAGGCTCAGGAAGAAGGCCGCATGGCCCTGCTGAACCCCGGCCACGAGTAGGTGAAGTGCCAGGGCCGTCTTGCCGTGGCTGGGTCGACCGGCCACAAGGTACAGGCGCCGGGGTCGCATCCCACCGGAGAGCACGTCGTCAAGCTCAGGGATGCCCGACGATACCCGCTGCTTTCGCGTGGGGTTGTTGGTGCTGTAGAGCATGGCGCCTGCGATGGTGGAGCCGTTCTTGACCTCTGCGTGGGTGGCTGAGGCTGAGATGCTGTTGAGGGATGCCACCGTGCCCACGACCAGATCATCCACGGTCTGTTGGCCGTCCCAGATGGCTGCCTGGGCGGCCTTGAGGACTGCTGCGGCTTCACGTCGTGCTGCGTGGTCACGGATGCGGCGGATCGTGTGCTTGACCGCTCCACAGTCTCTCAGGTTGAGGGCAGAGACATACTGGAGGCCACCACACAGCTCGGCTGTGCCACGGCTGATGAGCCATTCAAGGATCACGATCTCGGTGGGGGTCTGAATCGGCTGATGTCCAGGCCGGGGCTTGCCGAGGCTGTAGCGGAGTCGGTCCATCTCGTGGAAGAAGTGCCGGTGGCAGTCGTGGGCGAACGCATCCCCCGAGAGGCCCAACTCGTCACACGCGCTCCACGTGTTGAAAAACTCCATCGGGTTGCACATCCGACCCAGCAGAGATGCCTCAATGTCGTGGATGTCTTCGTTGCGGTCGTGGATGATCATGCTGCCTGCCTCTGGGCCATGATGGTTGCTCGATACGCTTTCTGGAATCTCACCCGCTGCCACTTGCGCACATGCTCGGCTGCGTGGGCAGTGTCCCAGAGTGCTTGCCATGCGGCGTTGGTGTCTTTGCGCTCGGCAGCGGCCTTCATGCCGGCCTTGTACGCTGATTCGATCTTGTCATTGTCGCTGAACCTCCACCCGTCAACGCCGTAGGGTGGGCGTGCCCGGTGGACCTTGAGGGCCTTCTCAAGCCGACCCCACGCAGCATCAACACCACCCACTGTCTTGGTGGCCTGGGTCGGCGCCTCTGGCTCACCCTGCTCCACAATGCTGAGGATGCGCTCAAAGTTGCCCGACCGGAGCACGCTGGCATATTGCCACGCCGGGTTCTCTCGGAGGCCCACAGCCCAGGTGTTCGGGCTGTGCCACAGCCAATGAGCCACCGCCTTGACATTCTCGGGACCGTGATCGGCCAGCCGGGCTGACAGGTTGCGTCTGTGGCCTCCGATCTTCCGAGGGCCGACACGTCGGTGTGGCTTGCCATCGGTGCGGGGGGGACGGCTGTTGAGGTGCGTCACCCGCATCACCTCAAGGTCTGCCCAGACCTCAGCCAGCGTGGGGGGCTTGGTGGGGGTCATCTCGGGGGACTCAAAGAGGCTCGGGGCTCGGGACTGCTTCGAGTCGTCTTCAGGCATCGGGATGGGCTCAGGGGGATCGGTGGGGTTCTCCACAGAACCCACAGGGATCTCCACAGTCTCCGATTGCTGATCAGCCGTTGCCCCCTTGGGGGGGCTTAGGGGGGCTTTAATTGATCCGTTTCCTTGACCCGCTTCTTGACACGCTTCGGGTGACTCTGTGACACCCCCCCAGTGACTCTGTGACACCCCCCCAGTGACTCTGTGACACCAGTGACTCTCTGACACCAGTGACTCTGTGTCACCAGTGACTCTGTGACACTGGTTGTCTGTTCTGGTGTCGCTGCTGATCTCAACCAGCCATGAGAACGGGTGGACGGCTTCCCAGTCGATCCGGTATCGATTTGCTCGACCTGTCGATCGAGTGACCTTGATCACCCCACGATCCTCAAGCCTCTTCAGTGCTCGGAGCACAGTCCGGCGGTTGGCACCCGTTCGCAGGGCCAGCCGATCCGCCGAGGGCCAGCAGTTCTGTTTGCTGCCAAGGTGGTCAGAGATCGCCAGCAGTACAAACCGCTCCATCGTCGGCAACCGAGACGACATGATTGATCGTGACCGCTGCCAATACCTCTCGGGTGAGGTCAGGTAGTCGGTCATCGGGATGCCCCACACGGATCACCGAGAGCATCGAACTCGGTTGCAGGGGGCATGGCCTGGACATCGGCCCGATTCCATTTGCTGTACGACGTACAGGTCGGGGGAGCGCTGACGCCCGGCGCCTTGAGCCCAAAGTGCACACAGCGTCCATCAGACACCACAGCGAGTGCTCCATCCACGCAGTAGATGGCTCCTGATACGGGCACTGGGGACTGTGCGCAGGCGAGCAAGAAGAGTGAGAGGGCCATCATCGGGACAACCCCCGATCGAACTTGAGGCACTCCGCTTCAAGGGCCTCCCAAGCGTAAGCAAGACTGGAGACCGCCTGATCGACCTCGTCTTGAAACTGATCCAAAACAGAACCCTCCACCGCTGCGGGAAGCAGCTCGTAGAGCGTTCCGAGGCGACGCCCGATGATGATTACCTCAACAGCGACACAGACCGATCGCGTCAGCCCCGAGGCCATCATCAGCGCTCTTGGGTGGGCGGTAGCGTCAGCGCTGTCAAGGATTTGCTTGAGCCGCTCAAAGGTGGGGCTCTGTGACTCTTTGGCGCACGCTTCCGTGGTGTGCGCAGACGTGTTATCTTGCACTTGATTCCTCGATGTGATGTGGGGCCGCGCCAAATCTCCCCAGACCGGCGCGGCCCCACTACTATATCAGGATGGGCTGATCGGTGGGCTGGGTTTGCGGTTTTGCACAGGTGCCCGGTGGGGCTGTGCATCCGTGCAAAGGTCACGGCAATGTCGGGCCCTTGACGAAGACGAGTGAGTCACGCAGTTCCTCTGAGAGGAGCACGCGGACCTGATCCCCAGAGCTGATGGAGATCGCTGATGCGTCGAGATATCCGGCGGCGCTGCGGTATCCACCTTTGCGGTGACCACCAAGCCAAGCCCGGCGCATGAGAACCCCGCGATTGTGATTAAATCGATCGCTGGCAGTGCCGTACTCTCTCCACATCACCTGTGCGGCCAGCCGACCCCACCCGCCGGGGGCACCCTCCACCAAGAGGTGACTCTCAGCGTCCCACCTGTCCACCAAGATGTATGCGCACACAGTCAGCAGGTAGGGGCTCAGGTAAGGGACGCCCACCTCATCACCCAGCGAGATCAGCATCTCTCGGCCCTGATCTCGCCTCTCGCGGACGGGGCTTGTGAGCAGGTCCACCAACGGTGTCGGTGGCGTCAGTTCACCGGGCTCGTAAGCCTCCGCATCTGGCCCGACCCGATCCAGGCAGAAGGTGCAACGGTTGCGGCGTGTGGGAAAGGATGCCGAGATCAAGAGGTTGGCTTCCTTGGCTTTGTCGATGCGAGATCGGCCACAGGCTGAGTGCTGGATCGTGCTCATCGACACGGTGTAGTAGTGGCTACACTTTGCCTTCTCAGGGACCAACCATGCGTGGGTGGTTGCGCTCGGGTCTTGAGCATCGTGAAGGGCCTTGCGGCGCCAACGCTGCCACAGGGAGACTGAGGGCCACGGCTGGTCAATGGGGCCGTTGAGGTAGTTGTCAGGGCTCATCGTCAACCCTCAACCGATCCCCGGAGCTTGCGACTCCAGGCCCCGAACAAATCCAGCGCGGCCTCAATGGCGGCTGCCTGGGCCTCTGCCAGTGAGTCAGCCGAGCCAGATCCGAAGTCATTAAACGGGCCTGCGCGCCAATACCACGGATTGCCCTCAAAGATGGGCTCGACCACACCCAGAGAGAACGAGTAAATGGAGTCCTCGCAAGGGCTGAGTTCGAGGGTGTAGCCTCGGGGGAATCTCTCCCACAGCGCATCAATCCGAGCCTGACGCGCAGCCTCAAGCGTGGCCTCGTGCTCGGCTTTCCACACATCAGTCATGCGGTAGTGCATCGGCCCAGCTTCCCACCGCTCAGCGGCCACCCACTTCTCACAGCGGGGGCAATACTGCCCCTCTTCACCGTCAACGGTGCGGAACAAATGAGCACCCTTGGACCACCACCCGACCCATGCACACTGCTCGCAGTAGAGCCCAAAGCGGGCATCGACCCGCTCGGGCCTACAGAGCGCGTCCATGTCGTCATCGGTGATGGCTGTGCCAGCCTTCTCATTCAGATACGAGACAGTGAACGTGTGCTTGTTGAAAAAGTGCGTGATGATGGCTTCTTCGATGTTCATCGGGACTCCTGCTGTTGCTGTCGCCTCATGGCGTTGTAGACCGTTACGCCGGATTTCATGCGCTTGATTGCCTCTGACTCACTGACGCCCCACCGCTGCGCAAAGAAGCCAGGGTGGAGGGGCTTCCCTCGGAGGCAGTGGAGATAGATGTCCATTGCTGCGGCTTCCACAGGCCACGGGCGTGGGATCTCTGAGCTGCCGGTGGACAGGCATGACGTGTAGGCCATGATGGACGGGAACCACGGCGCCGAACTCTTGAGGGTGTCAAGCACCGGGAACCTCACAGAAGAGGGCAGAGAGCCACTGCGAGACAACCCACGCAGCAGCGGCAATGGAGAGGCCCACGCCCAGCATCAGAGACGGGGTGTCACCCACCGGGGAGAAGGCGAGCACGGGGAAGGCCAGCGAGAGCAGGCCGAGGGGGACCATGAGGTGGGCTGTGGTGGGGTCAATCACTCCACCACCTCTGCACGTGTGCCTGTGCCGTTGCAGGTCTTGCAATCGTTGTGTCTGCCACCGGTCCCGCTACAGTAGTCACACGGGCAGTCAGCGAGCCACACGTACTGAGGCCAGTTGAGGACTCGGCTCATGTGGGCGCGGGTCTTGAGCAGGGCCAGAACGGTATCTCGCTGGATATCCAGCCCGGCCAACAGGTCTTCTGGCGCTCCGCTCAGGCTGCTCCACGAGCCAGATCGCACCTCTGGGGACATGGCCCGAATGTTACCGGGCACGCCTTCCAGGCCAACAACCATCGTGTTGTAGCCCGACTTGACCGAAAGTTCTTGGTTCGTGCGGTCAACCACGAGCCACGGGTACGCGCTCTTGACCAATGCCTCCATCTCCACAAGGACAGCGCTCCACTCGGTGAGGGTGATGTTTCTCACTTCACCACCTCCCCACCGTGGGTGTAGGCCAGTCCAGGGGTGCGCTCGATACGCAGGATCAGATCCCGCTTGCCACGATGGGTGGTGATGCGCAGGGTGTGGGGCTCGGGCAGGTTGACCGTGTAGACAGTCACGCTGCTGTGGCCCTCAAGGGCCGCGCTGTGGTCGCTGATGATGTCAGGCACAGCCCTCCAATCGTGGGGGGACTTGAGGTGATGAACGCCGTGGATGACCACGGGGGGCGTGCTATTGTCGGTCATGCGATACTCCAGTCATGTGGCCCGGCGTCGGTGGATGGCGCCGGGCTCTTGGTTTTAGGCGTTGTCGAGAGTTGTGAATCACTCCTCAAGTGCTGGGTGACACAGGCCAACAAGGGCCTGCCTTGACTCGTCTCCGATGTAGACGCCTCCACCGGGGCCAACCAGCCCGGTGATCTCAACCAGCCCCCCTTTGTTGATCGCGGCAATGTCTCGGGAGATTTGCCGCTTCGAGATGCCCGACTCCTCAGAGAGTTGGGACACTGTGACCGCCTCGGGGGCAGTCAGGAGGGCCTTTATGATTGTAATTGCCCGTGTGATGCGGGCGCCGTCTGCTGACACGCTGTCTCCTGGGTTGAGATGGGTAGAGTAGAATCAAAAGCAGAAGGGGCCATGAGGCCCTCGTGGGGGGGTCACGCAGCCGTGTTGTGGCACTCATACATGCCCACCACCTCAGCCACGCACATCTCAGCGTCACGGCTCATGTGGACGGCCTCACCACGAAAGCCAGCGGCCTTGATACCGTCTGAGGTGACATTGAAGCTCACCGAGCCACCACACTCAGCAGAGCTGCTGTAAGTGGCGTTGGCCTTGACGATGCCCCCACGGGGAGCCTTGAAGAGGCTGACAATCCACCGACCGTGGGAGACAGTGGCAACACGCCGGGGGAGGCAGCCCCGGCACCCGAACACGCTCTTGGTGTTCGGGTCGTACTTGATACGGGCACCCGCTGCAATGCGAGTCCCGCAGTGGCAGCGGCCGGGGTAGCGGGCGGTGATGTCGATGAGCTTTGCCATTCCGTCTCCCTTGTGGGTGGGGTTGTTCCCTCCCGACACAGTACATATATGTCACCATCACGGGTGAGGCAAGTAGATAAGGACATATTTGTCCATGCACAGCTTATGCGGGCTGCGCACACGAGTTGCAATCCCCGCATGGTTTCCCGTTCTCATCGGGGGAATAGCAAGAGAATGCTGCGGACATAACCCACCCGCTCCGCTTCACCATCTCAACCAGATCCGAGCGACGGCGACGAATCAGGGGGGCGCAAACCTGAACACCATAGGCACGAGCTGCGGCATCAGCCCCCATGATGAATCCACTTCGGCAGTCTGCGTAGTCGTGAACATCATCAGCCGTTGCCCCGATCCACACCTCTTTGTAGCCCTCTGAGGCTGCGTGGTTGACAGCCAGCCCGATGAGGGCCAGATTTCTGCCGGGCACCACACGGGGGCCAGCCCCAGAGGGGCCGTTCATAGGCGTGATAGAAGATTCTGCCAGCGTGATGGATGCGGAGTAGAGCGCCACACCGTGATCGGCACAGGCCCGTTCCGCTGCCTGCTGCTCTTGCTGGGCCGCTTGCTGGCCGTAGTCGATGAACAGGCACGCCGTGGCGTGCCCATCGGCCTTGCTCATGTTGAGCATGAACAGGGAGTCATAGCCCCCACTGAGAAGGATCAGAACGGATCGGCTGCTCATATGTCACTCCGAGGCGGCACGTAAAAGAGTTGTGCCTGTTTGGTATTCAGCCCTGCTGCGAGCACCGGGTTCTTGACTGAATAGATGGTGGCTGATGTGCCATCAATGCTGTCAGCGCCACTGTTGACGCACAATTTGATTCTGTTGAGGGTGTTGACTCTCCCGACGTGACACCACAGGTTGCGCTTTCGTGCGAAGTCGCACCATGTAGGGATGGTTTTAAGCTTCCATTCAGTGGACCCGCCGACAAAGATTCCTCCCACGGACTTAGGCAGAGATGCGGCCACGAACTCAGGCGTCATGCCGTCTTGGACGGGAAGCAGCGTGGGAAGATACCGCAGCTCGTCAACATACGAGAGGCTTAGGTCCATGCTGCTGACACCACCAGCCACGATGTCGGGCAGGATGACCCAATCAGCCCGGTCCCCCCACCGATCAACCGAGCGCCTAAAGGCGTCCCCATCGAATGGCAGGCCCTTCTTAAAGGAGGTCCATGCCCCGTTGTCCAGCATATACAGAGACTTTTCCCCATTTGGGAACTCTGGATAGGGTGGCGCCACAAATCTTTCATACGCGGGGGACACCAAGAAACGCCACCCACGGCGTTGGATGTCGTTGGCGTTCCTGCGGGTGGATGTCCAGCCACAGTACAGGATGGTATCCCATTCCATTTACCAGCTCCCTTGTGTGTGGGCCCATCCCCTCCTGAGTACATATATGTCACCCTCGTTGGTGAGGCAAGTAGATAAGGACATATTTATTCTCCATCTTTCTATTGACGCCATATCCTGACCCCCTTATATGTATTGTGTCGGGAGGGGATGAACCCACTCGGCACCGCTGCCCGGCCCCAAAAAAACACGTAAAAGCCGGTCAGAACGAAACTCACACGAAGTCAGTGGTTGGCTGTGAGCGTAGGGAAATCACCGGAGGACGTAGAGAATGACGATTGCACAGGACATCAGCAAGGCACTCGGGGAAGACGGAGGGAACTGGGAGACGGCTGAGGGGGTGGAGTTTGCCACCCTCGTGGAGGCGGCCGACTACCGGTACGTGAAGGGAGACACCACGGTCTATGTCTTCGAGGATGGCTCCATGATCGTGGCCTCGTCATTCTGGGACATCCTCACCGTGGCGAATCTTGACGGTGAGGATGCGTGGATTGACTCCAACGGTGAGGTGTGGGCCACGCTGGAGGATGATGGCCTGCCCTCTGACACGTGGCAGTGCCGGCACTGAGAGAGCAACCCGGCCGGGACGTACCCGGCCACAACCCCACACACATTGTGGAGGGCCGAGAGCAGCGCATCCACAAACTGCCCCCCTCTGAGGACAGAGCCAAGCTCAGGAGCCTCACCTACGCCGGGGTGGCTGCTGCTATGGCTGATCAGTGGGGGGCGTTCCTTGAGGGTCGTGGCAGGCAGGCGTTTACGCCTCAGTCATTGTTCTGAGGCACCACAGCAAAGAGGCCAGCCGGATGGGGCTGGCCTCTTCTGTTTGTGGGCTGTGAGCCTGTCAGGGCTGCGCAGCCTGCCAGTCCAGGCGGTAGCGGCCTCGGAGCCACTGTGACACGTCCGCCTCCCCTGTGAGCGTCCCGATGGCTTCCGTGCTCACCACCTCGGGGTCGAGGCGGTCAGAGCGCAGGCCCAGGTCAGGACGGAGGCCAGCCACCTGGGCCAGATAGTGGAGCCGGGCATCCGAGACAGCCAGCTCACCCCGAGCATAGGGGAGGGCCTGTGATGCCAGCGTGGTGCGGTAGTTGTTGAGGGCATAGTGTGACGTGCCCTGACTGTGGAGGGCACGCAGGGTGCCGGGGTGGTCCTCTGGGCTGAGGGTGGAGGCAACGTAGGCCAGTCGAGACGCCGTGATGTTCGGCGCCGTTGGATACGAGGCAACAGCCATCACGCAGCCCAGCAAGAGCGCATTGGGGTAGTCGCTGAGGATCTTGGCCACAAACCCAGCGTCATGGTGCCTCAGAGCCCGCCACAGTCGGTCCCTTTTGAATGGGGTCACCTGTCTCTCCTCTGCTCAGGCACGTAGAACGGTGCCGGGTTGTCCACGGTGAGCCGGTGGTCTGCGGACGCCTCCACCGAGTTGGCATAGCCCCTGAGCGCGGGCAGGTAGTCCCACCCCACCTGTGGGGCTGCGTAGTGTGTCCAGATGGCACGGGCTCGGAGGTCTTGGACCGACATGGACGCCGAGCCGTTCGGCGCCCGTGTCCGAGACGCTGCCGGCTTGACGCGCTCACCCTCCCAATGGACCCGATCTGCAAACCATGCCTGTCGGATGCGAGCCCACGGGATCAAGAGGCCCATGTGGTTGGGTGCGTCAAGCACAGCCACGAAGGCTACCCCGTGATGCCTGACGATCTGATCCAGTTGGTACGCCTGATGGCCTCGGAGAGCTGCCCATGTGAGCTTGCCGCTCTGCGTGCTCTTGGCCTCCATCCCGAAGAAGAGGCCATCAAAGAGCCCCGCGTAGTCGGGCTGGCCCTTGCCTGACCATCGACCTTGGAACGATGCCCCCACCTGCTTGGTTACAAGCACCTCGGGGTGTTGTTTGTAGACATAGGCTTGATCGGTGCGCTCATAGATCACGTTCTGAGACGTGATGATGGCCTCCCACTGCTTGCCCCATTTGCCTCGTTTCATACCAGCGTCACCCCTCTCATGTCGGCCTCAGCCATTGCCGCGTCTCGCGTCCGGCACTCACCCCGAAACAGGATCTCCCCCTTGCTGTTGGGCCTGGAGGGGGCTCGGCGGACGATCCACAGCCACCGGTTGGGTCCGAGCCTGCGAACGGATCGGCGGGTAGTCAGGGTGTACCGACACCACCGGGCACCAAACAGAGCCCAGTTGACTCCGGGTGTCTGAGGGCTGCGTGTGGGCCTACTCATCCAATGCCTCTGCTGCGCTGGCGAGACGGCCGATGACGCGGGCTTGATACCGGTCAGACGTGTCCAGCCGTCGCGGGGTGACCCCGGTGTTCTCCCCGGTGATCATGTGCTGTGCAATCAGGCAGATGTCGCGGAATCGCTTCCGTGACCCCTTGGACGTTCGTGAAAGCATCCCCTCACCATCAGCCGTGGCTGCGTGGCAGTCTGCCAAATAGAGGGCAATGGCCTTCCAATCGGGCTCCATCACTCCACCCCCGTGGGGGCTGCCTGGGCCGCTGCCCACTGATCAGCCATCTCTATGCCTGCCATCAGTGAGCGAGCGCGCCCGATCCACACCTCACACCGACTGTCATCAAAGGCCACGACCTTGAACCTGTGAGCAAGCACGATATCCACGCACAGTGTGTGACTGCCCGTCTTCCGGGTCCACATGCCCATAGTCCCCTCCTTCTTCGTCCATCCGGTCATTCCGCCTCCATCGTCAGATTGTGTTGCGTGCTGTTCTCGGTGCGCAGCTCGGACGCACCCTCAGCCATCGACCCGAGGACACGCAGCGCAGCCCCCACGGCCGCATCTATGCGCCGGTTGTTCCACCGGATGGCCTCATGTCGGTAGTAACGAGCCACCCACTGAGCGTGGGCCTCAGCCACCTCTTGGATGGCCAGATCCTTGAGGTGCCACTCTAAGAGGCTGTCCTCGTCACTGATTGGCAGATCCATCATGGCCCCCGTGTGTGTAGGAAAGTGGGCCTGTGGAGGGCAGGGGATACCCTCCACAGGCCCCGTGGGGGAATGGTGGCAGAGAGTAGGCCACCGGGGAGAGAAAGAGCAGAGGTGGGGGCTTCCCCGTGACGTGAGTGATTCATGTGCCCCCACCCCTGCAATCAAAACCGAGGGTAGAACGTCACGGTCACGGGCTGCCCGAGGGTGTCAGCCACCCCCTGTAGCGTGGCCGTGTTTACGGGCGCTCCCTTCCGTAGTCGCTTGACTGTGGTGGAAGGCATCCCTTCATAGAGATCGGCCCACCGCTTCCCCTGAGTGCTCAGGATGGCGGTGAGTTGCTGTGTGATTGTCATCATGGACACAGTGTATCGGAGCCGTGGCATACGGTCAAGATATGGCCCGTGCTAAATGCGGGACGTGCCCTGATCACCGTGGTCCGTTGATATTTGTTCGGGCCATTTGTGGACGCTACACAGAAGGTGCCATATATGTACTGTGTCAGGAGGGTTGACCGATGAACACACATCAGACGGGCACAACACATCAGGCCGGAACAAACCCGGCTGGGTGGCCTTCGGCTGAGGTCGACCTCAGCACCCACCCCGAGTATGCAGAGGCCATGCGAGAGGCCCCCGAGGCTGAGGGCCTGCCCTACGCTGCCGACCCTGATTCTGTGTGCCCTGGCTTCGAGGCTGGGGTGCTTGACACGTACCGTGATGGTGCGTGGACCATTGAGATCACCTCTGAGGAGCAGGCGTGACCTCTCCTCAGTACACGCTGCGCAGGCGTGCATACGCCGACGCTGGCACAGCCATCCGGTCTGCCGAGCTGCTTGAGGCTCAGATCCTCACCGGCAACGAACGCAGGCCCGGCGCTGTCCACATGCTGCGTGGATACAAGGCCCGGTTTCTCGCAGGGGTGTACGGGGTCCATCCCAACTGGGTCGGGCACTTCGTCAGTCCCACGGGGGCCATCGGGCTCCCCGAGCCCAGGGGGCCTGAGCGGTCGGTGTGGTCATACCTCTCGGACTTCACCCCGGCAGTCGAGCACATCATCACCGATGGATGGAATGGGTCGATTGCGGCGGTGGATCGCTTCGGCTCAGACAAGAGCGCCGAGAGCGTCATCAACCGAGAGCTGCGGGGAATCAGCCGGGTGCTGTGGCTGGCCTGCCTGTGGATGGGCTTGGATGTCCGAGACATCCGGCCGGACTGGTATCACTGGAGTGAGCTGGATCAGCAGGTGTGGGTTGCTGCCTATGACTGCACACGGATTGAGGGTGCCCTTGAGGATCTGATCCGGTACGGGCGTGGGCTCGTGTGGCGCCGGGCTGAAATTCAGGCGCTCAGGTTCACCCGAGACGGCAAGCCAGCCAAGGTGCCGAGGACACACAAGGCACTCGAATACCTCAACAACGCAGAAGCCCTGTGGGCTCAGGAGTAGACATGAAAGAGTACGACGTGTACCTGTACCAGAAGGGCAGCCGGTGGTCTGAGTTGCTTGAGGAAGGTTGGAAGGGTGAGGCCACATCGGACGCGGCAGAGGAAATCGTAGAGGACTACGATACCCGATACAGTGACCTGAGCGTGCTTCGTGGGCACGGCTATTACGTGGTCTTTGTTGAGCCCACGACCGGTGAGAAGATCAAGTTCTCCATCTACGCAGAAGCGGAGCCCGTCTATACAGCGTACCCCTTAAAAGATGACGAAGACACGAGCGGAGGGGAGTAGACGTGAAAATCAACGAATCACCACAGGACACGATCCGGCGCCTCACCCTTGAGCGGGATCAGGCGCGGGCACAGACTGAGGCCCTGCTGGACTCGTGGCGGATCGTGGGCCTCAGCCGTCCCACCCTCGTGGGGGCTGTGGACACGTACCGGAGTGACACACGCAACGGGTGGCACCTGTTGACCTCGGATCAGATCAAGGTGATGGCTGAGGCCGCGTCAATCGTGCTGGCAGCAACGGAGGTGGAGAATGGGTAGACGACCGAAAACGCATCAGATCACACACAGTCTGTTGAATCAGACTATTCGCGTGCTCAATCACGCGATCCCCCGCCGAGATGGTGGATGCCCAGAGTGCGGCTCGGAGCGGTTTATGCCCTGCTACCAGGGATGCGCTGTATCCGAAGCAGTCAGGATTGTTGCGGCACTGAGAGCCACCAAGCAGGGGTGACCAATGACTGAAGAGTCAACCGACGAACGCCCACCAATGGCCGGATGGCTGCTATGGCTCTCGTGGGCCGCCACCGTCACCGCTTCGGTTGGCTCCATCTTGCTGTTGTGGGCTCTGTTCATTGTGCCCCTCGGGGCGCCTGCGTTGTCTCTGGCACATGCTGCCGGGCTGTGGGTGATCAGTCTTCGGGTGCGGGCTCCCGGAGAGTTGAAGGCACACCATGCCCGGCAACGAGAAAGGCCGGACGATTGGAAGACCCCAGATCGGGACATCTTTAGTGATCGCATGACCGCCGCAACCATGTACGTCATGCTGTGCGCAATCGCCTATGGTGTCTCGCTGCTCATGGGCCTGGGCCTCTGATGGCTGACACCTACATCACGATAGGGCAGCGGGCGTACCAGCTCTACCGAGACAACAGGCCCGATGGCTCATGGGCGTGGGTGCAATCTGTTCTGCGGTCCAACAATGCCCTGTGGGAGGCTCGGAGGTATGCCCGGCGGAATGGCCTTGAGTGGCCCCTGGGTTGTGCTGCCAACGGTGAGGCATACGGCAAGATCGGGGAGCGTGGGTATGAGCTGGCCCTCACCACACAGCTTCCCTGGGCAGAGATAGCCACGCAGGTGGGGTCACGGTCAGAGAAGGGGTGTCTACAGAGCGTCATGCACTATGCCAAAACAAACGGCCTCTGCTGGCCCGTGCCACGACCGGGGGAACGATGATCCGTCAACGATTCTCAGAGGAGGCGTTCTCAGCCATTGAAGATGCGATCCTTGAGGTACACCCCCACCTGTGCCGCATGGGGAGCCTCATAGATGCTTACCACTACAATCATACGATCGGTGATCGGTTCTCGGTGATGGATCGCCTTGAGGAGGCCGCATCCGGGCAGGGTAAGAGCATCCAAGACTGTGCCCGCGCGCTGGCTGATAACCCGGAGCATCTGGGCTGCCAGTGTGGTCGGTTTGACAAGATTGAGGGCGTGGTCATCGACACGGATGACTATCAGACTGTCATCCCACAGTGGAAGTGGATCGTTCTGGCACTGGACATACCGGAGCCGTTTAGGCACTGGCTGTCGGAACGTAGCTTCATGGACTCGGACCACGATGCTCAGATGCTTGAGATAGCGGAGGCTGTGGGTATCGGTGAGCGAATCCGGTATCTGGCCCAGAAGAGTAAAAACCCATTCGGATAACGGAGATGACATGAATGATATCGACTTCCCAACGCCTGACGCGCTCCGAGAGGATGTCAGGGCCACCCTCAGCGATGAGGACGTGGAAACCCTGCGTGATCGAATCACCGAATCCTTCGGCGCCTCTGAGCTGATCTTCATACCCACGAGCCTGATCAAGTCCAGACCAAGTGCCGTGGTTACGTTCCTCGGTGGGTTCGGCTGGGACTGTGAGATCGAAACCGACCAACACAACGAATCTTACTATCGAGTGACACCACAATGACCGTTGACCGACTCGACCAGAGCCGCAGGCTGACTGCTGCGGTGCGAGCGCTGCGTGTAGAGCCCGCTGGTGGCTCGGTGCTGGCGCGCTGGGCTCCCGGCTACGACGTGGTCCACGGCAAGCCGCGGGGGCGCTGGGAGGTTGGCGCCCCGCTTGGCTGGCTGGAGACGGAGATCATCGACCTTCGCGACCCTCTGACCCGTGCTGGAGTGCCGCTGCTGGTGGCGCAGGCCGCGGGGGTGGAGAGGGTGTGGGTGGAGTCAATGGGCTGGACTGACGAGGTGGAGGGCCGTACTCGTTGGTGGTGCGTTTATGAAGACAAACCGAGCGGCCGGGACGTTGCCGGGCCGGAAGACACGCCGATGTTTGAACACCCCGATCCCGTTGAGGCCCTGCTGCTCTATCTGGAGTGGCTGGCAGCGACGACTGCGACGACAGCACCCGGCGCTAGTCCGGTCGCTGATGGTGACGAGCCTGCCGAGGTCGTGGCGACGACTGCGACGAAGGGGGGTCCGACGTGAGCATGGACATAATCAGGACAGGGTACGGGTTCATTGTAAAGGTTCAAGGGCGATACCTGGGCCGGTTCGTTGACGGGGTGTGGCGTGTTTCAGTCTGGGAATATTTCGCAGACGCGGAACGGGCAGGGCAAACGGCCCACCCTCAGATGCCCACCCCGCCCCCAAAAGAGCCAACGCTTGAGCAGCGGCTTCATGCGGAGATCGAACGATACACGCAGAGTCTGTCGAACCTTCCCGACCGCTCGGGATGGCGCGCTGATTGCATCAGAGAGGCTCTGTCAGCCCTGATACGAGTGCAAGGAGGGCAGGGCTGATGCTGGCAAAGCTCATCAAATACGCGAGCACACACGGGCACACCCTCAAGGGCCGTCCTGCTCTGACTGGGCAACTCGGGAAGGGTCGAGACTGCCACGTCATCGGCTTCTCAGACGGTGAGATCCGGTTCATCTACCGGGCCACCATCACAGGCCCTCTGTTGGACCTGATCAAGACGGGCCGGCCCACGAACGAGGAACCCCCACCCGGTGAGGGGTGAGGGTCGGGAGCAGCCCATCCACGTTGGCTCTATGACCGTAACCGACCGGCCTGGGTCTTGTGCCCGGTCCTGAGCATACGGAGGATGCGGGCCGTCCCCAGGTACGCCTGCATCAGCTTGGACACAGCGACCTCACCCCCGGCATACCGGGCCTTTTTACGCCTGGGCATGAGAGGGTGCTCCACCGGGGGAGGCTCAACCGGTAGCAGGCTCTCAGAGCCCGGCAGCCTCACAGCCTCACCCTGCTCCACCATCTCTGCCTCTCGGGGGCTGAGAGCCCGCCACGGCTGGCGAGCAAGGCCACGCAGGGCAGCAGCAGGCCCCCACTCAACACGCTCCATCCTCAGACGTTGGGTGAGCACCCGACGAAACAGGGGGATGGTAGCGGCCGGGGTGTCACCCCTCGTGGTGCCGTTGTGGCTGTAGTAGGGGGCGTGGGTGGCGCCGAACACAGCAGCCTCAAGGTCTTCCAGGCTCTTGCGTTGGGCGTACCCCTCCAGAACCCCACGTGTCTCATCTGAGACAGTCACAGCAGGTCTACCGAGTGACCAGCCGCCTTGAGGGCTGCGGCACGGGCTGCCTGATTCTCGGTGAGAGAGTCGATGTGGTGGCCTCGGAGGATGTGAAGCTGCGACTTGAGCAGGTTGTTCGCCTGCTCCAACTTCTCCTCTTTCGCCTTGAGTCTCGTGACCGATTCACGCAGCAGTGCAACCTGAGCGCTGCCCTCTGATGCCTCCCGAGCCGTGACCTTGACAGGCTCGTGGTCCTCTTCTCGACCACGCAGGCGACGGAGACGGAGGCCGACGTGAACGGCCAGCCAGTTGAGGGGAACGCTGAGGATGCTGCCCACGATGCCAGCGATCCCTATGGTAGTGGCTGCCATCCTCTCACCGGCATTGGCCCACCACATCAGGGCGTACATGAGGTCGACGCCCGGATGGTAGAGGCGTCGACCTTCACCGGCAGGGGTGGGCTCGGGGTCGATGTCAGGGTGGACGAGGGGATCGGCACCACCCTCCAGCAGCGACGGATCGACTGTGACCGTGGCACCCTCCACGCACTCCACCGGCAGCGGGATCGCAGAGCAGTCCACCGGTTCGGGCTCGGCACGGGCTGCACTCAGCAGCAAGAGCAGGAGGATGGTCATCGGCTGCCCACGGGTCGGGAGGTGCCAGCGCGGCGACGGGTGACCCCACCGGCCGGGGGAGCAGTCACCGTGGGAACGGGCTCGGAGGGGATGACCGGCTTGGGTGCCGGGGTGAGTACGGCATCAGCGGCGCCGGATTGGATGAGGGCACGCAGCGTGGAGACTTCTTCGGTGAGAGAGTCAACCCGGCTGGCAAGCTCGGCTTTCTCATTGGCAAGGCTGGCAATCAGGTCGTCTTTGGACACGCCATCCGTGGTCACGAGGTCGGTGCTCTGCGGGCGCTCCACAGCGCGGAAGTCAAGAGCCCGACCCAGCTTGACCGGGGAGTCAAACAGACTGAGGATCTGGGCTCCGGTTTCCGCGTCGATCTCCAGCTCAACCGCCTCCGAGAGAGCAGCAAGGCCCCCGATAAGGTGGGTGTAGAGGTCGTCATTGTCCTCAAGCCAGTCCTTGAACCGACCCTCACGAACGCCGTTCCATGTCAGCCGCTCATCCAGGCGAGCAGAGGCACGGGCCACACGCTGGAGCATCCATGCCCAGGCACGGGGAGACTCTTTGATCAGGGCCTCCATCAGCTCCTTGAGCACAAGCTCAACGATCTGAGCGGCGGGGATGGCCTTGAGGACACCATCAGAGATGGTGGGAAGAATGGATGCCTTGTGGTGGTCCCACAGGTCGAGGGCCTTGCTCTTGTTGAATGTCATCGGGTCTGCCTCGGGTGGATCTGGCTGGGTCGGTGGGGGTTTGGGAGGGTCGTGGTGGATCAGGCTACCTGTCGGCGTCCACGTGCCCACGAGAGCAGGCCACGACACAGGGCGGTTGCGAGGGCTTCGTACCCGGCCTGTGTGGCGAACAACTCGACGTGCTCAGGGTTGCTGAGAAACCAGGGCTCACAGCAGATGCCAACGGGCCGCTTGAGCCCCTTGATCGTGTAGTGGGGGTTCCGCCACGTCGGGAGGGTCGTGGGGAGGGCTCGGACATCGAACCCGGCCACCCCGAGCTTGGCAGCCTCTTTCCGCCACTCGTCCGCAAGAGCCTTGGCAAGGGCATCACCGTTGCCCGGTGAGGTCCGGTGGTCGTAAAAGAACAAGCCCTGGTTGATGTCGGTGCGTCGGTGGCTGTTGACGTGCAATGCGAGGTAGGCATCAGCCCCATACCGGTTGGCCCGCTTGTGGCGCTCACTGTACTCACCATCGGTCATGGTCACGAAGTCCACCTCACCCGCATGGTTGAGGAAGTGCTCATCCATGCGGGTAGACACGTACCGGTTGACCCTGACCTCAGACACATCGGGGATGCCGTCAAAGTCGAGATCGAACGCAGCCCCCCGATCCTCAAACCCCTTGCTGGGTCTGCCTGCGTGGTCGACGCTCGCGATAAACAGATGCTCTTTCACAGGTGACCTCAGACGGTGAATTTTACGACCTTGTACCACGCCTTAAACTGGCAATCAGCACCCGAGGACACAGCAGCCGTGCCATGCACGCCCACGCTCAACATCAGAGAGAGGTTGGTGGATGCTGTGGGGGTGGTGACTGCTCGGCTCGGGGTGCCCACGCCGTTCTCAGATGCGTCCACGGTGATGGCAGCGAGATCGGCAAACGCGCCTCCCTTAATGAAGATCACCGACGTGACGTACTTGTTTGACCCCGAGGTGTCGATGGTGGCAGAGGTGTTGTTGACGATGGCCCATCGGGTGGTCCCTGACTGCCTCTGGATCTGGACACCCACGCCGTTGACATCGGCAGCCACCTGGGAGGCCGGGGCCTCACAGACGAGCAATGACACCTGCTGATCAAACGCCGTGTCGGGCGTCTCATACGAGAGGCGGAGGTAGACGATACAGTCATCCTCCGTCGTGATGCGGGCGCCAGAGGCATCGTTGAGGTTGATGTAGGCCCGCTGGGCATCGAACGCCGATCCACTGACCAGCGAGTAGTCATCGTTGCCGCCTGCGACGGCTGCCATCGTGGCCTTGTGGACGCCATCGGTGATGGTCAGGGATGACACGATGGAGTCAGGGTCGGCAGCAGTCCAGCCGGTGGTTGCGTCAATGGCATCCAAGGGGACGGCCGAGAGGTCTACCCCTCCCCCCGCCGATGACTGTCCAGCCATGCCGTACATGCCATTCACTGCGCAGCTCGAAAGTACAGGGTGGGGGTGCCGGATGTGCTGGCAAAGAACATGGTGATGGTGCCCTCACTGCCCATGTCCGTCCGGCGCCACACCTCAACCCATGTCTGCTTGGGCAGGGGGGCCTGATCTGCGGAGTCCCGGCCGAAGGTGCCGTCGTTGGTGGCGTCATCGATGTAGGCAAACAGAAACCGGCAGTTGCTCACCGTGATGCTGTTGGCTGAGGCCGTGGCTGTAAGGGTGCCGGCGCTCCCCTCGGTGGGCTCGGTGACCGTCTTGGATACTGCCATTTGCCGTCCCTCGTAGGTTTAGACCGATAATATCACGTCTTGCCGCGTCAAGGGCTTGACTTTGCTATGATGGGACATCGGTTGTGATTTCCGTTTGCACTGAGCGGGGGTGACGCGTCAAGCCGATCGGTCACAGGGGTTGTCTCTGTGGCCGTCCTCTTTAGGGCCATCCCCGAACGAGTGCAGGCCGGGGATCGTTCACCCGGCCTGCTGTTCGTTCTTGGATTGATGGGGCAGGCCAGCAACAGCCTACGCTCAAGGTATACCACGTCCGTTGGGCCGATCGTGGTATACAGATATTACTACGTACCTGTGCCCCGTGGACCTGATCTGAGAACCCCTCAGAGATGACCTCGGGGCCAAGAGCCCTCACCCCTCACCGGGTGGGGGTTTCCGCTTGAGGTGTTACAAGAGAGCACCCCCCGCGCTCGGCTATGTCCGACCGGCCCACGCCTCACCCGTAACGGTGGGGCGTTTTACTTTGCAGCCAGCCTCACCGGGTCATCATCCAAGGCCAGCGTGACCACGTACCCGCCGAGCGTGGGCTCCTTGCTGATGACCTCGACCTGAACATCCACATACACGTCATCGGTGAGCAGGTACACCTCATTGACCTCCAGCCAGCCCCACCGATAGGCCGCGAAATACTGCCGGGTGCGGTAGTTGAATCCAGTGTACCGGACACCCTCAAGGGCAACCAGACCGGCTGTCACGTCATCGTATACGTTCAGCGCCTCTCGTGTGGCTGTCCTGTCCTCACCTGCCCGTGTGAGTGCGTCCCGGCTGTACTGGCTGGCCGTCTGTGTCTCCCCGAGTGAGGCAGTGGTGCCGGACACGGTGATCTTGCGCCGGTATCGGTCGGTGCGAACACGTCGGGCAAACTTGACGGTGATCTTGTTGACCAGCTCGTCATCGTCACGCGCATCCGTCCACTTGCTATCCTCCAGCGGGTGGAAGTCTGGGCAGCGCTTCGTCTTGCCGTTCCGTGTGGTCCGAGCGTAGATGTACCCGGCTGCCTCGCTGTCAGCGTAGTCCGCACGTCTCAGGACCGGTCGGAGCCCGTTGGCATCCCTGCGGACACCCACCTCAGGGAAGTCCTCAAGCAGCCCTTCTAAGACCTCTCGAATCGTCTCCTCTTGATCGTTCCAAAACGTGGAGACTTTGTATCGGTTGAGCTGCGCACGTTCGGCCATCCACGCTGAGAGGTTGTAGGCAGCCGGGGACTGTTGCAGCAGGTAGAGGCACACGTCCCCAAGACCCTCCAGCCAGCCGAGGCCGAACGGGTTGAGGGTGCCCCCACCGTGGTCTTTGTCCCAGATGACATAGTGCTCTGCTGCCTCCTGCCATGCGGTGGACTCTGAGTGAGCATTGATGACTGTGACAAGCCGTCCCCGGCCGTCCCTGGTTGGGTAGAGCGTGCCCCCTGAGAGGGTGAAGGCGGACGTGCCCACACCCACAGCGGCAACGCTCACCTGTGTGGCCCCACACCACCCATCACAGATCAGGAACTCTTCAGGGTGGCCTGCGTGGTCGGTGACCGGGTAGGCCGGGCTCCCCGAGGTGGTGCCACTGTCCCCATCACTCCGAACGAACGAGCCGGGGAAGCCCACGACCCTCGGGTACGGGGAGCCCTCTGAGCCGAGGTCTTCAGAGTCGGGCCACGAGTCCAGATCAATGATCGCGTCTTCGCTGAGAAAGGCCCCGGCCGCATCAAAGGGCTTCCCCTCAAGGGTGAACTGCATGACTGACACAGCGGAGTCAGCCGAGTCGTACTGTGGGCTCTTGACAATGCCGTCCACGATGTGGGCGATCCGGCGGCGCCACGACTGGATCGCATCCCCGTTGCTGTCGACGAAGACCTCCCACAGTGAGCCACGGGCCTCTTGCAGTCTGACCTTGCCACCAATCAGGGTGGCCACGTCCACACCCTGGATTGATATCTCCATCGGAGCCCGTGGGGACTCGTCAGACACCCCATCACGGTTGGTGGACGTGACGGGGGCAGGCTCGTTTAGGATGCCCCCTGTGTACTGCCTGACCACACCATCTGTGTCCGTGATGGTGATGGGCCGGGTGCTGAGTCTGTACGTCTTGTCGATGGTCAGGTCCAGCAGGTAGACCCGATCCACGGCCCTGGCACACTCATCACGGGTGGGCGTAAGGGTGTGCATCAGACGATCTCCCGAATGTTCCATGTGGTCAGGAGCACCTGCTCACCCTTGGGGGTGCCACTCTCATACCCTCGGTTCTCCTCACCCAACCGGGATTCAATCTCCACCGGGGAGTCAATGTATCCATGAATGAAGTCGGCCCGGCGCACAAAGCACATGGCCTCTTCACCCTGCGTGGCCGGGGTGACTGTGCCAGAGACGGCAGCCGTTGACCGCTTAATGCTCGGGATGTAGACGATCGGTTTACCCGTGCCGTGGGCCATGCTGAGATACTTCAGCGAGTACGGCACATCGTAGTAGGCAGACACGGGACCATTGCCCGACACGCTTGACGCTGTGCTGTGGTCAGGGTCAGGTGTGAGCCCAAACAGGCCGCTCTGCTCCATCCCATAGGGCCACCCGATCTGCACACGTCGGTGGCCGGGTGCGAGGTCTGTTGACCGCCTCGTGCCGTCCGGTGCGTCATCCGTGATCGTGCCCTGGACACCCTCCAGGCGCCGACCCCAATCGGGGTCAATGCCGAAGGGGAGCACGCTGCCCACCTCAAGGGCACCCATCCGATAGTAGTCCTCATAGGTGTGCTGGGCTGTGATGTTGAGCCGGAGGGCTTTATAGTCGATGCCAGCCGTGTTGATCACCACAAGCACATCACGGGGGATGATCTGGAGGGTCGTGCCCGTCTGGATCGTTGCCGAGCCCGCATCCCCACGCACCCGGAACCGGGGGGTGAGGTGGTCACTCACGTTGTCCAGCACACCTGCTGTGTGGGTGGTGATCTGGTAGTACGCCGGGCTGCCCACACCGTAGATGACGTTGCATCCGGCGTACTCGTCTGCGAACACGTGGACCGTGGTGGTTTCGGTGTTGGTGTCTGAGGTGTTGAGTTCGATCAAGCCGTTTCGGAGCTGCGCCCCACCGACCTTGAGGGCTGTGTCAAACGAGGCGAACGAGGACCACCCTCCGCTGAGTTGGTAGTAGTCGATGCTGAACTGAGAGAAGTTGACGTTCCTGAGCAGCACATAGATCAGGTCTGACTCCAGCCGACCGTCACGGGCTGTGGCTGGATCTGACTCCTCAATGTTGAGCTGGATCGGGATGGTCTGCTGTACGTTGTCTGCCTGTGACCGCCACACGACTCGGGGTGATGGACTGTAGGCATGAACGACGTTGTTGAGGTGGAACTCCGCATCAGCGACGATCGCGTACTCCTCACCCTCGGACGGGGAGCCATCCAGCGTGGACAGTCGGAGGCCATCGGTGATGGAGACGGTACGGGATCGGGGCGGGTACTCTCGGCCGTGCAGGTCATCGGGGTACGTCGGCCCGGCTGCCATTGCCTTGGTGTACGAGGTGTTGCCCACGTATGCGACCACGCCCCACGTCGTGACAATCGTACCCGTGGTGAGGTGGCCCCACTTGATCGACGATGACGAGGCCGGGGATGATGTCTCTTCAGTCAGTGAGGCCCCGCTCACCACCTCCGTCCATGCCCGGTCCTCGGACGTGTCCCCGTCACGCTCCCAGCACGAGCATTTGCCGTTTGCCACGGCGATGAGAATCTGTGTCCGCGTGCCTGCGTCCTTGCTGTCAGACGTGCCCACGGTGGCTGCGGCTACGTTGTCGTACACCCTGAACCGGGTGTCATCCATGCGGATCTCTACGTTGTACGAACTTGAGCCGTCCCCGATCTCAACGATGGCCCCCCGCTGTGCCGAGGTCACCGATCCCCCCGTGGTGGGGGTGTAGTCAAAGAGGACCACGACCCCGTTGGATGGGGTGGCTGTGATCGCGCTGGTATAGGACAGGGTGCCGGTGGTGGTCGAGTGCTGGAGGCCGGTGACCAACTGTGAGACGGAGGCCGTACCCGTCGTGGCCTTGGTGATGCTGCTGAGGTTGCCCAGGTCCTCAAGGGGCAGGTACACCTCGTCCCACGGGTCCGACTGGTACACCTGTGGGTTGTCTCGGCGGTTGGGTGCCTCAACCGTCGTGTACCCACCCAGGGTCACCATAGACACAAAGTCGTCTGTGGATGCGGCTGTGTCTGTGTAGTTGGTGAAGAGGAGCTGACGGCCACGGGTAGAGCATCCGGCCAACTCAAGGTGGTAGGTGGTCGCGTCCCCGGTATCGAGAATGGTTCCCTCCACCTCCTGATTGGCCCCGGCTGATGCCTCTCTCCAGTCCCCGTCACCGGTCCAGTACCAAGACGTACCCCCGTCAATGCTGTTGAGGAGGAAGGTGTGCCCTGGGTACGTCGTGCCCGATCGGGCCGTCGCTGCCATGTAGAGCACGCCATCCTCATCAGCCCAGGTGGCAGACTGGTTGAGGTCGTGGGCCGTTGCCAGGGTGACAGCAGCGTCAAACACCACATCAGTGGCCCCGAGGTCCACGAGGTCCGTGGAGGCGTTGGCGCCGAGACGGGGGATGACGGAGGCGTAGGCATGGGGCAGACGGATGAATGCGATCTTGTCGTTGGTGCCGTTGACTCGGACGGGACCGGCCACGCAGAAGGCCCCATCGTAGTACATCACGTCGTGGTCCCATGCGACGGCCACAGCGCTCACAAACTGCGAGACAGTGAGCACGTCGAGATCAACCTGCGTGAACGAGGCCAGCCCATCGGATGAGGCGTATTGCACGAGGGCGTTCTGGAATCGAGAGGCTGCGGACGTGTCGTGCCTGACAAGCGCACCCACAATGAGGGCCTGCCCATTGGGGCTGATGGCCATGCGCAGCCGGCCCAGGTCATACCCGTCGTTGCCAGATCCGAGGGAACTTGAGATGTCCACCTCGTCTGTGAGGGCTGCTGTGCTGTGGGTGGTCCATGTGGCCCCGGAGTCGGTGGACCGGTGGATACGGATGTTGGCCAGATTGATCGTGTTGTTGGGCACCCAATGGGCCACGTACACCCACCCCGTTCGGGGGTCCACAGCGCAGCACGGGTGCAGGTTCTCAGAGGTTGAGGTGACCTGATCGTACAGGGTGGTCAGGGACGCGAACGAGTCCCCAGAGGCATCGTGTGAGCCCTTGGGGGTGTAGGTGGTGACCTCGACTTGAAACACCCCGGCGCCACCGTCCTGGGTCTGCAAGGCCACGACCACAGACCCATCAGGGAGGGCTGCGGCGTGGGGCAGCATCACCTGATTGTATGCCCCAAGGTCAGAGGCCACAGCCTGCCAGCCGGTGACCTGGGCAATGTCACGGCCTCTCCAGTCCACACCTGACACGGTGGTGCTGGAGGGCTTCCACACGAACCGGCCCGGATGGGGGGCCGCTCGGTTGGTGCGAACACTCAGGGTGGTCCCATCCGTCTGGAGGCCAGAGGCACGGATGCGGAGTGACGTGGTGTCGTCCATGTACGTCACACCACCCACCACCGGGGATGCCTGCGTGAATGACCCCGAGTACAAAGACGCCACCTCATCACCGATGTGGGAGGTGGTCAGGTCAAGGGGTTTGCCGATGCCTCGGAGGTAATCGGGTGCAAGATCAGATCCCATGTCAGTACCTCGGGTTGCCCTTGGATGCGCGCCTGCGTTGGCGTGTCAGTGCGCGGGACGTGGCAGACTGTGGGCCACGTCGGGAGAAGTCGCGATCGATGGAGCCACGACCAACGACGGCACGGGCCACCCCGCCGCCTCCACCCATCAGGCCACTGTTGATGGCCTTGAGTAGGGCCGTGGTGCCCTGCGTGTTGATGACGGCCTCGGAGTTCTGGATTGATGCAATCCGCTCCCCCGGTGCCCGGCCAGCACCGGGGGCAACGGGCATGGCCCCCGTGTGGTTGACCGTCTCGACCTTGGGGGGTGGCTGTGCTGCAATGGCAGCGACGTTGGCGGCTGTGGTGGCGCCGATGCCCACAGCAGCAATCGGGCCTGCGATCGGCCCAAGTTCTGCAAGAGCCTTCTGGGCAGCCACGAACCCCGAGATGGTGGCAGATGCAATGCCGGCTGCCTGCTGTGTCCTGAAGAGGGCAACAGCGGCCTTGGCTGAGTCCTCGCTGAGAACGCTTGAGAAGGTGCCAGAGAGAGAGGCGATACCGTCAAGGGTCTGTGTGACACCACCGACGATGGCAGCCGTCTGGGCCTCAAAGTAAGCGTCAAGCGACCCGTAAACGGCTTCCACTTCGGCTGCATAGGCGCGGACACCATCGATGCGTGCCTGATTCTCTTCATTGACCAACGCGAGGACGTTTCGTGTCCCCCGCTGCTGGACCTCATCAATGGCCTGCTGGACCTGGGCCTGTACTGCGGCGTTGTCCTCGTACTTGACCCCAAGAGCCTCAAGGGCTTGGACCTGGGCATCAATCTCAAGTGTGTTCCGGCGGAACGCCATTGAGAGAGAGTCGAGCGTGTCAGACTGCGCATTGAGAGCAATCGTTGCGATCCGGTCCTCGTCTGAGAACTGGCTCAGGATGTCCGAGTACGTCTGGAGTTCGGCAGAGCCAGTGCGCAGGGATGCGTTGACCCCACTCTGGGCATCAATGAGATCGCGGGCCTCTTTGATGTAGTCTCGAAGGACGTGCCCACCGTCGTCCAAGTCCGTGGTGAAGTCGGCAGCAGCGATCGCCACCTCGGAGAAACCACCGGTCACGGCAATCAGGCCGGCCCGTACAAGCGGGTTCTCTTTCACCCAGGTCTTGACCGCGTTCACATTGTCGATGATGCGGACGGTGAAGTCTCTGAACTCGTCTGCACTGTCAGCAATGGCAAGGCCGATGGCTGTGGCCAGCACGATCCCTGATTCCATCTCGGGGGCAAACTCATTTGCCAGGGCCAGCCCGGCGCCCTTGAATGACACGGTAGCAGCGTCAAAGGCATCGTTGAGCGCTCGGGCATCCTGAGCACCATCCGAGAGGGTGTCAAAGAAGCCCTGATCTGTGAACGGCTTCAGTTCCTCAGCCAGCTCGTGTGCATTCCGTGCCGAATCCAGCACAGCCGATCCGAATGCAGTCACACCACCAATGCCAGCAGCCGCAGCGAGGCCCACTCCTGCCACAGCGACACCGGCCCCACCCCCCACGCTGGCAACGCGAGCAAAGGCCCCAATCATCCGGCCCGATGAGCGGACAAACCGACCCGTGTTCCTGTCTGCCCCTGAGAGGGCATCACCGAAGGCGGTGAGCACTCGGCTGTTCTTGCGCACCTGCGTTGCAAGACCCTTCTGAGTCTTCGTCAGCTTCTTCGTTGACTTGTCAACGTCGTCGGTGCTGTCCTCGATCTTCTCAAGGTGCTTGTCAAGACGGTCAAGGACACGCAGCAGGAGGGGCAGGCCCTCTTGCTCCCACCGGAGGACAATCGGATCGGACTCGGGCATCAGGCGGGCCTTGTGAAGTGGGGTGAGGTGGGCGCCTGGGCTTGCATCTTACGCCGAAGGGCTGCACGCATCTGTGCCTTGCTGGCGCCGGGCATCTTCGGCTTTAGATTCTCGGTGGCATTGGGGTTGGTGTCCCTGCCACCACTGCGAGCCCGGCGAACGGCTGCCTTCCTGTGTCCGATGATGTGCTCAACCTCGTCACGGCTCATGTCTGCCATGCTCCCATGAGAGGGTGGGGCCTCACAGTCTCGGATCAGGAAGTCCCAAGACCCTCGTTCGCTGAGGTAAAATTTGTGACCTCCTCAACGATCTTGAGGCGGGGCATCGACTCTGAGAGGGCCACTGTCCACCGGATCGCAGTCCGGTACATCTCAGCCGTGGGCACCACATCCCACTCACCCATCAGAGTCTCAATGACGCGGCCCCCGTACCGCATCACCTCAGCGTTGAGCATGTCGTACGAGGGCATGACCGGGGCAGCGTCCACACCCTCCTCAGAGGGCGGGCACCGACCCTGCACGCAGACCCCGATGGTGGCAGCCAGGACGCGGTTGACCCTGGCAGCATCACCACGGGTGCTGGCATCGTTGTAGGCTGAGAGCAGGTCGTTGCGGACGGCGTAGGACCGTGGCATCCGTGGGGTGAGAGAGAAGGTGGAGCCATCGGTGCGGGTAAAGGTGATCGGGTCCATGACTGCCTCTGTTCATGGGGTGGGGTAGGGTGGCCGGGCTCAGGCCGGGCCGAACTTGCCGAAGTTGGCGGTATCGGTGTCGAAGGTGTGCCAGTCCTCACACGTGGCCGTGACGCTGATCACATCCTCAGCGTTGTCGTTCTCGGCCCAGGTCCATTCGTAGACCATTGCGGGCAGAACGATCTTGTGGTTGTCACTGTCGCCTTGGGTGACACCATCTTTGATGATCTGGAGGCCCGTGTTCCACTCCTCACAAGAGGAGGTGTGCTTCGTCCACGAGCCGTTGATGTTGCCCGTCCCGTCAAGAACGTCCAAGAGCACATCCTGTGAGCCGTTGGTGAACTGGAACAGGGGGATGGTGAAGGTGATCTCGATCTGCGGGTTGTTGCCCTTGCGTCGGGAAATCTGCTTGCCACGCAGGATGGTACGGATCGCCTCAGCCTTGGCCCCGAGGTTCGCGCTCAGGTCACTGTTGGTGTAGGCCCGTGCCTGAAAGGTGTTGGCACCGGCCGGGCCGCTGTTGTCGAAGAACAACAGAGAGCCGTTGGTGTTGGTGATGTCACGCCCCGTCTTGGGCGTGTAGGAGGGGTTAGCCATGTCAGCGGCCTCTCAGGTAGGGGGTGAGGGTCAGGCGTTGTCGCGGCCAACGATGACGATGTGCCACGAGTTGGCAGATGAGCCAGAGTCCGTGATGACCTGGAATGTGTCCGAGCCTGCGGAGGCGGGCACACCACTGGCACTGTAGAGCGTCAGGAACGACGACGGGGGCACGTAGGACCGATCCGAGGCGTCCAGCCAGAAGCCCTGGTTAGACGAGGCCACACCCCACGTGGTGCTTGCCTTGGGGCCGATGCTGATGCCGTAGGTGGCGCTCAGGTTGTAGAGGCCGATGAAGTACACCAAGTCAAAGTTGAGGGTGGTGCTCTCAAGGTCGGTGAGCGACCCAATGAGATCGTAGTCCTGAGAGTTGCTGGCACCCACGCCGGACTGCCGGTCAACGGCGATCTTGAGCCGGTTGGTGCCGTTGTCGGTGATGTCCGCAGCGAAGTCGGCCAACTCAGGGATGGTCAGGTCCACCGGACCACGGAACGCTGAGGTTGCTGTCAGCAGCTCAGTTGCCTTGAGCCGCATCCCCCATGAGAATGAGAAGGTAGACATGATCGATCCTTATTCGGAGGTGGAGCGGAATCGGGCGATGTAGCTTGAGGTCAGAGATGCAATGTCCGCAGCAAACTGCGGAGCACGCTCCTCAGCGTAGGCCCTCACCCGTTCCTGAATCAACCGAGGGTCTTGCTTGGGGTGAACCCACCGGGCGTACTCGACGTTGTTGAAGACCACAAGGGGGGCATCCTTTGCGGTGGTGGTGAATCTCCACCCTTTCTTGAAAGCCCCTGTCTTGACCGGGCTGATCTTCTTTGCAAAGTCTCGGACGGCCCGGCCCTCTGCCTGCCTGCGCTTCGTCGTGACGACCTTGACCCCACCACGGATGCGGCGACGGAACTTCGCCAGCCCTTCAATCTTGACGCTCACTGGATCACCCCCCAGATGGAGCCGGGGGAGCGTCCGAGCCGACCCAGGCCGGTGGGCTGCGTGGCTGCGTGGTTGCTGCTGATGCGGGCCATGAGGGCACGAACGAGGGGCTCGACGATGAACTCATCCACAAGGCTGAACGCCTCGGACCATGCGAGGTGGACCTCACCCGAGAAATGCACGTACTGCGCATACTCCACGTCGTTGACGAATCGGAGGCCGATGCCCTCAACGTACACAACCCAACTGTCTCGGCTCAGGCCCGTCCGTACAGGCCAGTTGTCGCGGATCATGCCCTCGGCTCGGGATGCGGCCTCAATCAGAAGCAGGCGCTCATCAGCCAGCAGGGCACGTACAGAGCCCGTCACCCGAACGAGGTGACGCTCCACAGATTCCAGTCTGACAAATGCATCAATCACGCTGGCCCCGAGAGGTCGAGGCGGAACGAGACAACCACCGTGAACGTGGTCACGAGGTATTGCCCGCTGGCCTCTTTGGTGTGCTGCACGTCGGACACATCAAAGGCGTTGCTGAACGCGTCCGTGACCCCGGCCAGAGCCCGGTGGGTGTCCGTCAGGGCGGTCACGTATGCGTCTTCCTGCGCGTCCTTCGGCTTGAGGGTGTGGCCCAGCTCGACCCGATACCGAGCCTTGTACTGTGGCCCCGGTGGGCCTGCGTTGCGTCTGCCCGGCCCGTCAAGAGCACCTGCTATCGGCATGACGGCAAACGAGCGGTTGAGCTTGGGGGAGCCCTGATGAGACACCCCCATGTGGGAGGTGGCCTTTGTCAGTCCCTGCGCTGTCAGCGCGGTCACAAGCGCCGTGTACCCGGCAACCGGTGTGACCACTGGCCCCTGAGTCATCGTCTCCACCTGCTGCGGTGGCGAGGTGAAGAGGACAGGGTGACGGTGGGGGATGCGGCCTCGTGGGTGGAGGACGGCGTGTTGTTCTCCGTCTCATCCATGAGGGATCGGAGCGACTTGTAGTGACGGTCCAGGGCTGCCTCATGGCGCCGGGCCTCGGCTGCGTAGTGGGAGTCTTCCCCGAGCAGCAAGGCGAGATCGTCAAGGGCACCCTCAAGGGCCTTGGCCATCAGCCACGGACGGAGCGCCCCCGGTGTGCGCATCTTCCAGAATGGAACGGCATCCGAGTACAGGCGTTGTGTGAGGGCCGTCCACGCATCCGTGATGTGTGTCTGAAGGTCTGACGCTGTGCTCTGAAGATCACCCAGCTTGGAATAGGCGCTGAGGAGGTCTGAGACTCCAACGGGTGGGTAGAGGGGTGCAAGACACACCACAACATCGTTGTAGAAGGGCAAAATGGAGCCCCCGATGGTGGCCTCGAACTTGACCAGCCACCGGGGGCCAACGTCTGTGCCAGCCAGCACAGAGTCAGCCAGAGAATACGAGAGGGTGCCCCCGGAGATGGTGGCGGCTTCCGCGTCAACACGGGCCGTCCCATCCGGGGTGTACAAAGTGAACGTGCCTGCGGAGATGGTAGGCGAGGCATTACCGTGTTCCACCTCCACAGACACATCCCACGCCCTACTGTGCGGGATCACAGACGGACCCTGCCAGCGCACGGAGTAGGGCGTAACGCTGCTCATCAGGACAGCGCGATCGTGATGATGCCCATGTGGACCCAGGCGCTACCGTTGTAGGCAACGGTCGCCTTCTCGTTCTGAGAGATGGTCACAATGGTAGAGGCAGCGGGATCTTTGATCACGAGGTCTTCAGCGGCATCGGCGGCGTTGACGATCTCAATGCACATCCCGTCCACCTGCCAGTCAGCCGAGAGGGTGACATCTCGGGAACCACCACCGGGGTCAATGCGGAAGCGCTGGCCGTCCAAGATCTCCAGGGTGTAGGCCCCGGTGAGGGTGAGAGAGGCAAACGCCCCCTTGTGCTGCATTGCTCGTGCGACAACTTCGGCCGCTTTGCCAGAGAAGGCCATGATGTGATCCTATCGGTTGTTGCGCCGGTCGGCCTTGATGGCCTGCTCTCGGGCGATTTGGCGGGCGCGTTTGTGGTCCTGTCCATTGTCCACAAGACTCTTGGTCATGCGGTCGATGGCAGCACGGGCGCCCTTGGTTTCGGTGGCAGTGATCTTCGGCTCAGGCATCGGGCTTCCCCCGGCTCGGCTTGAGGGTGCGACGGCGGCTGGGCTTTGCGCTGCCCGTGGTAGAGGCTGCCGTGGCGTCTGCCTCAGTCAGCCGTGCCCACTCGGCTCGGATGGCCTCAAGCTGCTTCTCAGCGGCCTCGACCTTGAACGCCAGCTCAGGCCGGTTGCCTGCTGTCTCTCGTGCCCGGTCGACCCGAGACTGTGCCTCATCCTCCAGGCGCAGGTACTCCACGTTGTGGATCGGCCGGATGATGCCGCTTGCAGCGAGGTGCTTGCGGAACTCGATGTTGACGGCGTGGGCCTCTTTCGAGTTCCAGATCACCGTGCCACGAGCCGTGATGGTGGGCACCTGTCCCGGTTCGATGTAGAACCGAGCACCCCCTACCATCGGGTAGAACCGCACGTAGTCGAAGAACTCGGCATCCTCCTCAGTCTCACCCTCTCGGATGAGTCGAGGGTCACGAGCATCGATCACGGTCCCCCCACCCGATGCCACAGCCTGCTTGACCCTGGAGAGGTTGACCCTCCCAGAAGAGTCGAGGGTGGCCCCGTTGACGCCGGGGATGGCCGGGTACTTGCACAGGGTGGGCACGAAGCCGTGACCCTCCATGAAGGTCCACCCGTTCGGGTAGTGTGCGAAGAAGTACGGCGGGGTCGGCTTCGACTTGGGCGTGATGGGCAGCAGGTCTTCTCTGACCTGTGACTCCACGCGGCGTCGGGCTCCCGATACGGTGATCATGTTCTGTGCTGGCAAGTTGCCTCCGAATGACAGCAGGGGTGAGGGGGATGAGGGCCGGGAAGGATCAGCGGTCGCTGATGATCTTCACGGCGCGGGCATCTTCAGCCATGACCCAGCTCAGGTAGGACTGGGCAGCCAGGGCAGAGCGCCGGTTGGTCTTGTCGCGGTCCAGCTCCAGCAGCACGAGCGGGTTGGCGAAGATCACGTCACCGGAATTGATGTGGCCCTGGACGATCCGGGGGTCGGCTGCGGTCCAGGCGAACGCACCACGGGTGAACATGGCACCGGCAGAGTCGGCGCCGCTGTTGGCCGTTGCCACGCTGTCACTCTGGTAGAACTCGATGCCGTTCCACGTGCCCTGGAAGCCGGGGCCTCGGGTCGCCAGCATCTCAGCGGTCATCTTGTCGAACTGCATGGCACCGGGCTCGGTACGCATGCTGTGCCGGAGGTTGTTCATCTGCTCAGGGTAGAGCACACAGTAGTAGGTGCCGCTCGAAGCCGAGTTGTTGAGCTGGTACTGGGCCGCGTACATGGTGTCAACGTTGAGGTCCACGGTGGTGGTCCCAACCTCAGCCGTGACACCACCGAAGAGGCCACAGATGAGGTCCGTGTTGGTCAGAGCAAAGCCCTGCACCAACTTCTGAGCCATGCGCTCAATGTCGACCTTGCCGCCTGCGATGGGCACGAGGTCCGTGATCTCGTACTTGCGCGAGTACAGCGACGGGGCCAACGAGAACTCAGCAGTGGTGTACGCGCTGTTGGTGATGTTGCTGCCGTCCGTCTCAGACGTTGCAGCCGTGAACGGGCCGGGGATCGCGTCCTGGGTCACGTCCATCGTTGCGGAGCCCTGGGGGGTCCACGGGATGAACATGCCGAGGCCGCTGAGGGCCGTTGCGTCATACACCTGCTGAAGCATCAGGTCAGAGAGAACCGAGGCGACAAGTCCGCCGTTGGTCCCCAGAAGGGAGGTTGTGATCTCGTTTGCCATCGGGAGTCACCGTGTAGGGAAGGGGTGTTGCGTTGTGCCCGTTCCCTCGTTCCGGTGAGGTGACCGTACCCCGATGCCGGTGGGGCTCCCGATGGGCTGACTTGACAGTTTCATTCTACCGTGTTGCAACGCGCGTTGCAACACGGTGAAACGTCTACTGAATCACACCGGCAGCACGCAGCTTCTCCATCTGGGCTTTCAGGGCATCCCCCTGGAGTCGGCCCCCTGCCTTGGCCCGTGCCCGCTGGTAGTTCTCCAGGGTCGGAGCCGGGGTCGTGGTCGTGGTCGAGGTCGAGGTGCCTTCGTTGACATCCACGGTGGGGCCGGTGGCCGGGGTCGTGGTCGTGGTCGAGGTCGAGGTGCCTTCGTTGACATCCACGGTGGGGCCGGTGGCCGGGGTCGTGGT